TCATAATCTCTTGAATTGTATCCAACCCATATCTGATTTTTATGCTTACGATAATAATTTTTTAATGCCTCTGAATCATTAACAATAACATTCATAGTCAATTCAACAGGATTAATTATAGTTACACACCAATCATGCACAAAAATTTCAAAATCATAAAAATTCAAACTATATGGATAAAGTTCTTTTGTAAAATCCTGATATTTTTCAGCATCAAGGTTGATTTTTTTATGCATTTGAACTTTTTCATCTTCCGGAATTATATCGTCATAATCTATTTTAATTGGTTTTTCATCCTCAACTATAATTTTGTTTTTTTTCACATTTTCATTATTTCTATCTGTTTTTTTCTTTCCTTTCAAAATATCAACTTCATCTTTATCTAGTAAAAAACTCATAATCAAAAATCTCCTTAAAAAAAATAAAGTTATAGCTGATAAATTCAGCTATAACTCATAAAAAAATAAACTACTCATCAACTGACAATGTACAAATTAAATGTTTAGAATTTTCAGTTACAAATAATAAACGTGGAAGTTGTCTGCCATCACGAATAGGACCTTCAAAAAGATAAAATTCAACTGTTCTTTTTGAAATATATTGCATCATAGCTGAATCAACATAAAAATTAAATGAATCAAAATCATTTTCAATAACTTCATCCCAAGCTACCTTTTCAGTATACTTTCCAGAACTTCTTTCTGAACTTACTTCAATTTTATCCTTTGAAATTGATAACCGGACAGCTGAATAATCCAAAACATCAATACTAAAGGATGAAGCTCTATCAATAGCAGTAAACAAGGATTCAGGAAATTTTGCGTGAATCTTTGCTTTTTTTGATGATGATGAATTTATAATATTTTTCAGTTTATCATACGGGTAACCAGCAAATTCCAAAGTCTTAACAGAAAAAATGGTTCCATCTTCAGTTTTAAAATGAACCCATGTTCCACTTAATTGTATAGCAACAAGTTTATTCAATTTCAAAAGCTCACCAACTGAATTATCAGACAACCAAAATTTTGGAAGTTCTGTTTTCTTCATTGTATAAAAATTCAACTGATTACCATCAGTTGAAACAATATCTTTCCCTTCAAAATAAATTCCAGAAAAATCCGTTTTATTCAAATTCATTTTACAAACCTGAATACCGGAAATAAATTCATCATTCAAATCAACCCAAGAATCTTCATCAGGTGAAAGGTTTTCAAATCTGGATTCAAAATCAAAATCCATTAGTGACATTTCAACTTTTGCTTTTCCGCATTTAATCAACCAAGTTCCTTTTTCTGTCACACTCAATTTCATTTCATCAGATGAAAATTTATTAATAATTTTAAAAAATTCATCTGCTTTTACAGAACCTTCCAAACCTTCACTTAACAATTCATCACTTTCAATTGGAACTACAACTGAAATTAAATCATTATAAGTATAAATTTTACCGTTATGAAAAACAAAAGAATCTGCTCCCTGTAAAGTAGCTGAACCTGATTCTATACCAGGCATAGCTTTTTTCAGATTTTCAATCAATTCTTTTCTTTTAACTATCATCTTTTCACCTCTCATATTATTATAGGAACTAAATCATATTATACTATTTTTTTCTTCTTTTTATATTCTGCTAAAATTAACTTACTAAATTCCTCCTCTTTTTTAGTTTCAAATAAATTTTCAGCTTGACCATTCAAAACCATTTTCAAGTCGTTATTTCTTTTATTCAGAACTTCCATTATTTGTTCATCAATACTATTTTCCATAATTAAATAATAAGCTAAAACAGAATCGGCTTCCTGACCAATTCTATGAACCCGGTCCTCGGCCTGCTCCATTCCTGGAGCAGTCGTCCCAAATTCCAAAAAGGCAACCGCTTTTGAAGCTGTAAGAGTTAATCCAACGCCCGCTGATTTTATATTACCAATAAACAACCTAATTTTAGAATTATTTTGAAATTCCTCTTTTAACTTATCCCTTTGATTAGCTGGTGTTTTTCCGGTAATTGAAACTGATATGTTTTTAAATTCATTTTCCAAAATATTACAAGCATCTTGATGCCAAATAAAAACAACCAATTTATCATTCACTTCAAGGTAATCATTTATCCATTGAATCATGGAATTTATTTTTGCATTAAATGATGCTTGTTTTAATGCCTCCAATTTACTCAATGAATTTTTTTCTTTGTTTCTTATAGATAATTCCAATTCAGCATCTATTTTTTCATATAATTTACGGTCAGATGTTTTTATACTCATCGGAACAATGGAACGAATCTTTGGAGGTAATTCCTTTTGAACATCTTTCTTGAATCGTCTAATCATAAATTTACTTATAATATCATGTAATTCATCAGCATTACTTAAACCCTCAAATTTCCATCCCCAAAATGTTTTTACAGGGTCGCAATATCTCATTTTAAACCTATACTCATTATTAAAATAATCAGGATAAAGAATATGAAGTGCTGGATAAAATTGAACTGTTTTAGTTTCATAAGGTGTTCCAGAAATAAATATTTTTTTTGATTCAAAAATAGAAAAACAAATTTGTATCATCGCTCTGGTTCTTATAGTATCAATACCTGATATATATTGAATTTCATCACCAATTATTGTTTTAAAATTAAATTTTGAAATTTCATCAACCCAACCATTAACTCTCATAACAAAATTTCTTTTAATATTCTGATAAATAGCAATCTTTTTATTCAAATTCCTTTTTTCATAATCATCAGCTTTTTTTCTTTTCTCTTTCAAAATTTTCACTTTCTCTTTCAAATCATTCATATATTTTTTATCTTCAATATTATCAGTTCCCAAAATATCATAATTAATAATTAAAACAGAATATTGTTTTAATAATGAAAAAATTGATTCTGATTTTCTACCTTCAACAATAAAAGAATCTTTACCTGTCCATCTTTTTATTTCTTTTTTCCAATTTTCTTTTAAACTAGCAGGGCAAACAACTAAAGCTGGAAAACTATCATTTTTTAGCTTTAAATAAACTGAGACTTGAGGTGTTTTACCCAAACCCATTTCATCAGCTAATAAAATATTAGTTTCAGAATGAAGCATAATTTTTACACCTTCTTTTTGAAAAGGTTTCAATTCATACTTTCCATCCATTGACTTAAAATTATTATCTGATTTTCTTTCCGACAAAAATATTTTTGAATCATCATCAAATGAGTAACCAAGTTCAAATAATTTTTTAGCATTATTTTTAGTAGGTGATAAAGCAATAGAATTTATGTCTGCAAAATATTCAAAATTTGAATCATTCTTTCCTAACTCCAAAACTGATTTATAATCCTTACTTTTAGTTAGTTGAACAATTAATCTTTCACCATCAAAAATAACCATCAATTAAATCCTAAAAAAATATTAGCAGGAATAAAAATTCCCGCTAATATTTTAAATATTAACAATATAATGCGATTCCTTTAGTATTCCAAAAATTTTCACATTCAGACCAAAGTCTGTGAATTTTTACTGGACTAAAATTAAAAACTTGAGATGCAAGTTTTTTTGTAGGAACCATCTTTTTGTATTCCTTCTTTTTCCACTCAAAACTAATAATCCAAGATAAAAGATTAAAAGCATCACGTGAAAGATTTTCCTTTGCTTCAATCAACAAATCATCAGCTGAAGTCAAATTATAATCCTTTGTAATATTTTTTTCGTAATTTTCAGCTTCTGATTTATCAACAAAACAATCATAAATCAAAATTCCCTTTTGTCTATTATAAGTTAAAGCAAAGTCCTTTAATTTTTTTAATTGATAAAAAAGATGAGTTGAAAAACCTGATTTTGTACAATCATAAGTTTCAAGACACTTACAATAAATTAAAAAACCCTGTGATTCCATTTCATCATAATCAACCCCGAACTTGTCGGAATACAAATGCGCCTGCTTTCTTATCAGATTTACATACTTTTCAAAAGCAAATTCCATAGTTTATATCTCCTTTGTGATTTTTTAATCACAATATAAATATATACTACTTTTTAATTTTATGCAAGTAGTTTTTTTTTTTAATTTTTTATTTCTTTTACCTTTGAAATTCCATGCTCATCTTTCTTAACTTCAAAAACTTTATCAGCAACATCAATAATTTCACCGATATGTGAAACCATTATTATTTGTAAGTTCATTTTTTTAGCTAAAACTTTAAGAATTTCACCTGCTCTTTCCTGCAAATCTCTACTTAAAAACCTGAATGGTTCATCAAGAACAATAACGTTGTCAGTTCCTTTTTCAAGAGCATAACAGGCTATTCTTAAAGCAAATGTAGTAAGGTCAACTACACCACCACCACTAGCATTCATAGGGTCAACTAATTTTTTAGTTTTCTGGTCTAAAAAAACTAACTCAGCGTCAGTCCTTCCTCTACTAATATTAAACAATATCTGAAAAATATATTCCCCGGGAAAACAAGTTTCCAAAGCAAGATTAACAATATCCTCAATCTGAAATTTCAAATGCTCCTGAGTTTCTTGCGCGATTTTTTGAAGAAATACTTGTGATTTTTCAAGAAGTTTTAATTTTCTATTCAGTTGCTTATCTTTTTTATTGCAACTTTCAATATTTTTTAACAACTGAATGTTCATACCTTTATAAGTATTAAATATCTCTTTTATTCTTTCAATATTCATTAGGACAATTCCTCTTCCAATGAATCCCAATCACAAGAATTCAACAATTCATTATAAAGTAAATTCAATCTTTCCTGTGTTTTTAATAACTCGGATTTCAAATTATTCTGAATCTTTTTTATTTCATTAATATCACCAGTTCCATAAGTTTTTTTCCATTGGTCTTCCAATGTTTGAATCTGACCTTCCGCTTTTGCAAGTTCAATTTCAGCTTTTTTAATTAAATCTTGAATTTCCTCAACTCTTTTAATATTCATTTTTCAAACTCCTCAATAGTAAATGTTTTCAAAACGCAAGCACTTTCAATAATTTCCAATATTTTGGAAAGGGTCTTGTACTTAGCATATTTATAACCAAGATGATATTTAATAACATCATCATTTGTAATTTCACTAATAGGTCTTTTTATCAAAGACTCAATTTCTTTTTTGAGCTGGTATCTTAAAGATAAAGAACCGGTAACATCTTCACCAAAAAGTTTTTTAGTTATTTTTGAAGTTTCCTTATAAATTTTATCATAAAATTTATCAACTGATTTCACATTAAACCTCCATCAATTCATTAATCATATCAACCATGTCATCTTCAAAATCATTTGAAACTATCGCATTTTTAACATTTTCAACAAAATCCAATGATATAACTTTTGTATCCTTTAATTTATCAACAAAATCCTCAATTCTTTTTTCCCTTTCCTCTTGTTTCAAAATATATGAATCATCAACAAATTCATCAAAATCTATTATAGGATTAAAATCAACAACATCATTATCAGTATCAATAAAATAAAAACCAGATTCATAATCCTTAAAATCAACCGCCTGTCTTAAAAGACAACCTGGATTTACAACATGACGACCATTTTTTTCATAATGAAAATTTTTATGATAATCACCAGTAAAAATCCACTTTGCTCTTGAATATTGTTCCAATAAATCCTTAGCAGTTAAAGCATTAATATTTGGTGGTAAACTTTTCATATCTGGAAAACATAAAACATGCTTGAAAATTATTTTTTTATTTTCAGTTTCTTCATCAAAATTTCCAGCTGAAAAATCTTCCATTCCATTTTCAATAAAGTAATCCTTTATTTCATAAATTTTATCAGAATTCATCAAAATACCAATAGGTGACCTATTTATATTTTCAGTTGAATGATAAAGTAAATCGTGGTTACCAGCTAAAACATATAAACCTTTTTTTGTTTTTCTAGCTAATTTTTGAACCATCTGAATACAATAAAAAGTCGTATCCTTAATTGAATGATAAATATCACCAACTACAAAAATAGGGCATTTTTTTTCATTAGCAAAACTTTTAACCTGATTTAATGCGTTTTCCTGACTTGCATACCAATTTTCATCAGTTCTACATCTAGGTTTAGTTCCTCTCAAGTGCCAATCGGCAGTCAAAACAAACTTCATTTTATCAACTCCCAATTTTTTCCGGTTCCTTTATAAAGTTTTTTTAAAAGCTTTTCATTTTTTAAGGAGTAACTATAAATCACTGAATCATCATAAGGAGCTGTTTTTAACAATTCATTCAAGTTATTTTTTGGTAAAGAACAACCAACATCACCATTTTCAAAAGTTCTTTGGATTACAAAAACAACATCATGGTCCTTTTCAATAAATAAATCAGGTCTGAATAATTGAACTTGTTGAGCCAAAATTATAGCGCTCCTTTGAAGATTCGTTAAATCATCCAAATTAACATCTTTGTATTCATAAAATCCACTTTCCTTTATCGCTTCAATCAAAATTTCATCATTCATTACTAACCCCTCTTTTATTAATCAGATAAATTTACTATATTGATATAGCTAGAATTTATCTGTTTTACCGTCTGAACATTGTTAATGAGCAGGCGGTATTTTTTTATTCCTTCACACATTTTCCATCTCTCATTTTTGAACCGCAAATAGGACAAATCTCTGGTAATTGTTTTTTCAAACCCACAATATATTCATTTTGAGATTTTATAAAACCTTTAGCATATTCAAAAAGATTAATCTTTTCTTGAATAAAATTTATTTCATCACTGACTTTCTGATTATTTAATTTTTTTATTTCATCAATAATTTTCTTTGGTTGACTAAAATCATAACCTTTCCTTTTACAATTTTCATACCTATCTAAATCACTACTAATAGAATTTATTTTATAAACCATATATTCAGTCTTTTCATTTAATTTTTTTATCTCCAAAGCTTTTTTATTAGCATCGGAAATAAAACCGTATTTTTTTTGAATATCGGAATATTTTTGATAAAGCTCTATCTGTTCATCTAATAAATCAACCTGCTCTTTCAAATCATCATATTTTTTTGAAATTTTTTCATATTTCAATATAAATTTTTCAACACTATCCAACCAAAAATACTTTTCACATTTTGATTCAAATTCAGATTTTAATTCAAGGTTAGTTTTAATTTCTTGATTAGTTTTTCTTCTTTGATTTTCAGCATTTGATAAAACACGGTCAATAATGTCAAGTCTGACTATTTTGTTAAAATATTGAGCAATTTGACCGGAACTTAAAGAAAGTAAAAAAGGAGCATCTTGCTGTTTTTGAATATTCGTATCACTTAAAGAAAGTAAATTTTCAACCTGCTCCGGAACATCAGTTTTAACAACATTCAACTCTTCATCATTAATAATGTATTGATTTTTATCCTTACTTCTAAATCTAGTAATAATCCCTCTATCATTTTCAACCAAAACTGACATAGGTTCAATTTGATTTCCTTTTTTATCAGTTGCCCAAAAACTTAAAAGATTATCAATACCTAAAGGTCTATTATAAACGACCCAATATAATGCTCTAAGAATTGCCGATTTTCCGTTATTACTTGAACCAACAATAGCATTTATTCCTTCATCAAATTCCAAAACAGAATTTTTATGACTTTGAATATTTTTTATACTTATTTTCTTTATCATATATTTATTATAGGATTACAATCTTTTTTTAGATGATTTTTTATCATAAATACCAGAATCAACTTTAACTTCATCATCAAAACGACTATCAGTAACAATACGACCAATCGATAAACATTGAGTGCAAACGGCTTCCCTAAACTCAGCCTCGCCATCTCTTACCGCTAATTGTTTTAAACGCATAAATCCTAATTTTTTTTCAACTCTGGTCTGATTAATTGAAACCATACTAGTAACATGTGCTAATTTTCGTATATCCTCGGCTATATCCTTTGAATCAACATTTTTATTTATACTTGCTCTACCTGATTGTGAAGCTGTAAAAACTGCACACTTTCTTTTTTGCGCTAAAGCTCTCAATCTTTTCCAAATACCATCAATTTGATTCCTATAATCAGTTTTATCACTGGGTGTCATAATATCAGCATAATCAACAATAATAACATTCGGAATATAATTTTCTTGTTGTTCCAATCTATCCAATTCAACTTCCAATTGTTCAACTGTTAAATTATAGGCCGGAACTGATAAAATACGAATATCACCACCACGAAATAAACGTTTCATATTTTTTTGTTTATTCTTTATATCCGTTATATTAAACGCTTTTCTTGAAATTGTTTTATATTTTATCTGCCAACATTTTTTTTCATCTGAATCTTCATCCTTTTCAAAATAGGAATAATTTATTTCATCATTGTCCTTTTTAATTTCACCAGTTAAAGCAGTCCAGTATCTTTTTAACATTTGGTTTTCGCTCATCTCAAGAGTTACATGAAGAACTTTTAATTGATTCTGAATAGCTACAACTCCAGCATCAATTAAAGCCCAAGTTTTACCAACTTTCATTGGAGCAAGATAACTTATAAAATCCTCAACATGAATATCACCTAATACTGAACCATAAGCGCCAGGAAACCGGAATAACAACTCATTATCCTGAGTGAAACTACTTACAATAGTTTCAGTGTTGTTTAATATTGAAACTACTTTTCCAGAATTCTTTTCAACTGATTTATATTTTGTAATACTATTTTCAGCTTTTCTTATATCACCATTAATTAAATAGGCATCAATATCATCTACAAGATTCCTAAGACTTCTACCCTTCAAATATTCTATAGATTGATTTAACGCAAAATCATCATTGAAATTTTTTAATTCATCATAATCATTACAAATTCTTTCAATGAAAGAAAGAATATTTTCTTGCAAATCTTCATCAGCAACTTCCTCACATTTTGCGCGATATAACTTAATAATATCCTTTCCAGGTGATTTTTTAAAATTACTATAAAATTCTTTTATCCAACCTGCAATAATTCTGGCGTAATCAATTTCAAGCAACCTAGGATTCAAAATTGGACTTATTTCACGGCAAAATTTTTCAGAAACAATTAAACCAGTAATAATATCCCGTTCAGAAAGAGTGTTTAATTTTTCCCTTTTCATTGTTTTATTAACTCTTTTGCAATTTCAGCTTTAATTTCATTTTGTTTAGATTTTTCAGATTTTACAAGATAATCACATAACTTTTCAGCAACAACTTTCAATTCAGGATAATCATCAAAATCAATAGTCATGTGAGAATATGAAGAATTTATTGTTATATTCGTCATTTTTTCCTTAAAAATAGGTTCATTTGCTCTCTTAGCATTATCATAAATCCTATCACTTAATTTACACAAAAATCCAACTTTACTTGTTTTCATAAAAATATCCCCTTAAAACACTGGAAATTCATCATCTGATTTATTATAGGTATAAGCATCGTAAAAATCATCATTGTCAGAACATTTTGAAATATTCCTATTCATATCATGTTCTTTACAAGCTTTATCAATAAACCAACACCACGGAGCATTGCTACCAACTGCCTGCTCAATATTCAAAGTATTCAAAGAAACTGATATTTGATTTTCAAGCAAATAACGAGCAAACAAAGCCGGTAAAACTTGAGGACCATTTTCAAGTTTACCGTCAATTTCACATTGAAGAAAATACTTTGCGTTTTCATCATATTGATATAGCAATTTCCCCCATTTTATTATTTTCAGAATAAAATCCCAAGCTATAGCTTCGTTTGCATCATCAGGTAATAATTCATTCAATTCATGTCCAGATAAATAAGAAACAGGTGAACTCTCTTTCAATTTTTCAACAATATTTTTAGCCTTATTCAATCCTAGTTTTTTTCTTGTAAACATCGGTTCATTCAAGGATTGAATAAATTGACTTTGACCTTTATTGTTAATATCATCACTAAAAAACCAATTATTAAGGTTATTAGTTAGATAAATCTTTGAAAGAGGCATTCTGTCCTCATTAAACATCAGAATAAAATTATTAACCGCTCCAAAAATTAATTTTTTTACCTTTACCCAATCTCCTTTTACTTCTTTGATTTTTTCCTTCCACCCTTCAGTTTCAAATTGCCTGTTTTTGAAAATATTTTCATTAAAATTATAAAATCTTGAATTTATAAAATTTCCATTATAAATATCCTCAATTTTTCTACAAAGTCTAATATAAGTTTTTGTAGGTTTTGCTCCATCAATCGGATATTTTGTAACAAAAAAATTTGAATACTTTGTTAGTATTCTCCTCGCTATTGAATCTGCTTCCTTACAATAATATGTTTTTTTAATTTCAATATCTGAATCCAATAAATTCATATTTTTATTATAGGATTCATCTTCAGTTTCTTTTTTGTATTTTTTTTCTTCATTCTGATAATATTCTATTTTTTCATGCATACTTTTTTTATTCCATTCTTTTTTCCATTCATCCTCATTCTTTCTTTCCTCAGAAATATATTGATAAATCTTTTCAAACCAATTTGAACAATATTTATATTTCTGCTTTTCAAGTAATTCCTTTGAAGCTAATGATTCAAGAACTTTTTCCCAATTAAAAACTACATAAAATTTTCCTTTGAAGGAATCAATTATTTTTGTTTCAATTATACCGCATTTCTCCAGACGTTTCATTTTTTGAGATATAGCAGGTTGTGTTATAAGCATTGAAAAATCATTTGCAATATGTGATTGTGAAAGATAGAAAGCTTTCTTTCCAGATTCCATTTTAAATTCAGGTGGGTTATCAGAAAGAATCCATGAGTAAATATACTCAAGAATAACAATATCAGTTAATTTTAATTTGTTTTCAACAATAAATTTTGTTGAAAAATATTTTGCACTGATTTCATTCATAATAAAAAAACTCCTTATAGAACAATTCAACTTCAGTTTTCCGAAAACTGAAAGAATAATTAACAAGGAAAAATTATTACTTCCAGCATGAAGTGAATTGCTCTATAAGGAGCTTCTTTTTTTCCTTGTTATATTATTATAGGAATTGTTTCGGTCAATTCTCTATAAAATGATGATAAGTTAAAAAATAAATTTTTACAAGTATTTTCTTCAAATAATGTAAATGTTGTTTTCAACATTTTTTATATTATTTTAATTTATTAAAATAATATATTTATATTAATATTTATTATATAAAATTTTTATAGACCCTATAAAATTTTTATAGGGTCCTGAATTTTTTTTTCATATTCCTTTAATAATTAGAAAATTCTACATCATGGTCTTCAAGCCATATCCTTTGAGGAGTTGAAACTTTAAATTGACAATAAACTGGAACTTTAGATTCAAAACCTCTAAATATCTTAATCCAACCTTCTTTTTCCATTTCCATATCAGTTTTACCAAAATATTGATTTACAAATATCTCATGGTCAGCATAATCACAACCATAAAATTTGCCGTCAGGAGACAGCCAACCTAAATCAGAATCCGGTTTAATCAGATATGAATAAATATCTTTTCGGTTTCGGTCTATAAAATCCTCTCTATTGATAGCTTCATCAATAGCAAGAATATCATCTTCTGAATATTTCAAACACCAACCACCGTGAATATTTCTCCATATTTCACCATGTTGATTTTCTTCTTTTATTAAAGCCCTCGTGTTACTCGGCTCGACCCGCGCGCAGAGGAATTCGAATTGACATCCGAGCGGTCACAATTCGCAAACCGCGAACGCGAACCGCAAAGCGCCCCGTTACCCCAAGAACCGCCCGCGATGAGCACATAAGGTACACCATAGGTCTGACCAAAGGCATTTACAGCGTCATAGGTTTCCCACTGTGAACCTCCTGTCGGTGCTATTTCATCAAGCCACTGCCATACTGCACCACAGCAGTCTTCACAGCCAATAAAACTAATCATACGTCTTGATGCAGTATCGACATGACCGCCTGTTGTTACTACCGATGCTTCTGCACCTCCTGCGATAATTGTTTTCTCATTGCTTCCCAATGCGCATGATAAGAATTGGTGGTCTGTCAGTAGTTTTTTGCCTACAGCATTCATATCTGCCTGATGGTTTATTGGTTCTCTTGAACGTGTGGTTGTTCCACCATACACAGATTTTGTGTTACGACCTTTTCCCGACTGCAAATAAATATCTATTGCTGAATCAGTGTCATAATCATAAATCATGCCGTCACCTTTGGAACTCGGATGGAATGTTAGACACCATACACTTTCGGGGAGTATCTGACCGGCGGTAAAGCCTTTTAGCGGATGTTCAACCGTTACAGTATCATATACAGCATTGGTTGTTACAGCGGTTACTTTTCTATTATAGAAGTCCTTAAAGTCGCTGTCGTCCGGGTAATTCTTAACCATAACATAATCGTTCACTGACAAAGAACCTGGGTCTCCAGGAATAGTTGCGGTAAGGCTTGCACCTGCATCCACACAAAGCGTATGGAACTGTCCGATTTTACGTGTATTTGTAACCGTATAAGTTTCGTTTATGTCACTAGGAGCATCACTCCTAGTTGATACCGTCAATTCTACTTGATAACCATCAGGAACCAAATATAAATAAAAATCACGTCCGTTTATCTCACCTGTACGTGTTACGGAGGCATTTGCCGCGGCGGTTATCATATTTGATAAATCATAACTTGTATCTTCATCAACAACAAACCAGTTTCTTCTTGAACCTCCGTCAATTTCAATATCTAAAGGAATTTTAGTATTAGCTTTTATTTTCAATGACTTATGATTAGAATTTGAAAAATCAAAAATCAACCATCTTGATTGTTCAAAATATAGAAAATCACCGCCACCTATTTTACTCAAAGGTACTTTCATTGTTGTTGAATTTGCTTCGCTCCAAATAGGAATAGTGTCGGTTTGCAAAGGTTCTTGCAATTCAGTTAATTGATTAATTGTTTTATCTGCCATTTTTTTCTCCTTTTATACTACAGAAATTATATTTCCATCTTCATCAACATAAATAATAGTAACATAGGTTCCAGAATTTAATAATAAACTTCCTCCAGCATCTGTATACAATCTTAATTTTCCGCTTCCTTCAAGTTCCTTAATATAAACATGATATGTTTTTACACCTGTCCCATTTGAATTATAATATAACTTGAAATTCTCCTGAGTGCTACCTACATTACCATAAAAACCAATAATATCATAGGCAGTTTCATCTTCTTTCATTGCAGTATCAACAGGAATATTATACCATCTGATTGAACTTGTAGTTTTAGAACTTATATTTGAATTTGCTCCTTGAATCTTTTTCAGAATTAAGGATAATTGTCTTTTTAGAAAATTAAGTGGTTTTCCTAATGTAAATTCAATATCGTAGGAACCTTTTGCCCAATGCTCTGATACTGTCAAAATCAAAACAAAAGCATAATTTTCATCATCAATCTTGACAATGATTGAATCACCTACATTGTAATCCTTTCCATAGATATAAGGTGATTTTGTAGTAGTTTTACCTGAAACTGAAATAGTATTTGCATATTGAGATAAAACAGCTTCCGCTTCTGCTTTATATTCAGTTACATCAACTAAGTTATTCTGGTCATCCCAAAATTCAAACCTATCAAGACCCTCAGAACTTGAACCGGAAATTTCAGCTTCGTAAATATCTCTATCAGCACCACTTCCTTTACCGCCAACATAAACTACATTACAATATTCCTCATAAGTGTCAATAAATTCTCCAGATTCCAAAGTTCCAATATCTGGTGAGAAAATCAAATTTTTTTCTTGACCTTGAAATATCACCAAAGTTAATTCCGAACCATCAAAACTTACACCCCAACCTATTTTGGTTTGAGTTGCAATTGTGACCAAGGTATCATATAAATTAGTAAAAGCTTCAGAAACTGAACAATCAAGACCTATAGGGGTATCTGGAATTATATTTATAATTGGTAACCTTCTTTTTTGTTCTGCTCCACTTCCACATTGGTCTTGTATCAACTTCCTCATGCAATATTCACCTTTAGCAATCAAAGTCCATGTTTCAATAGTATTTAAATTTTTTATAACTCTACGGTGATATAGATACCTTGCGTCAAATCCAGTTATTATTCTTTTTTGACTGATTTTTCCAGAACTATCAACTGAATCGGAAATATTAAAAATCTCTCCGAATTGTAAAGGGTCATTTCCTATCCAGACAAAAAGTCCTTTTTTAAATTTACCAGCATTAGGAATATTCTTATTTATTTGTATTGTAAATTGACCCGCTTCATAAAGATTCCTTTCAAAACTTACTTCCTCATAATCATCAACTATTGCAAAAAACTTAAATTCTGAATTTTCATAGGAATATAATTTTACAATCGGCTTTTCATTCCACATATTAAAGTCCTATATACCTTTTTCTGAAACTTAATTTCATTTGAACTTCACCTTCACTAGTCACTAGTCTAATTTGGTTAGTTCCTTTTTTTAATTTGAAATTCATGTCACTATCAATCGTCAACAAATTAATTATATTTTCACTATCCTCATAAAAAGAACTTCCAACACCGATAGATGAAATATAGATTATTGAATTTTCCAAATAAATTACTTGAGGACCAACCGGTTGTGAATCAAAATAAAAAGTATTATTTTTAGTTTCCCAATTTTCACCATCTGAACTTGTAGCTAATTTTTTTTGAAAACCCAAAAAAAACATACTCATACTTTCATTATACATTATCGTTGAAATATTACTTACCGTAACATATCGACCTCCTATATAAAACATACCTGTGAAAGGACTGGTTTTATTAACCCAATTTCTTCCATCAGAACTTATATAATAACCATTAAACCTGGTATAAAGAATTATTTGACAGCGGTTAATAGCTTCAATGAATTTAATATTTAATCCATCATACATATTCATTGTTAAAACATTTTCCCAATCATCATTTTTTCCTAAATATAACTTAACTTGATAGTTTCCTGAAGCGATGTAAATATAAGTTACAACTATATACTTTTGTAAAGTTTCTGAATATATACAACCACTAATTTTTTCATTACTTAATGACTCAAGAAGTATTCTTGAATTATTGTTTATTAACAAATAATCATTCGCATTTAATTTTAAAAATCCAACTGATGATGAAAATGATTTTAAAGTCCTAAAATTAACGGTATTATTATCCTGAACAATGCCTTCTAAAAATTCATCACTATTAATATCATATCCATATAATTTATCTTTACTGGCATAAATATTTTGAAAATGAGTTAATGAAGCTAAAGTTAAAAAAAGATATTCGTTGTTATTATATGTCATAATTTCACTGGCATATTTCAAAGCTAAGTCAGTCATTAAGTATAATGAGTTATCAACTACAATACCTTTGTAAATTTCTTCCATTTCATATCTATCATTAGGAATAAACACAACTTTGATATTTTTCATATCAGTTATGTCAATCAAAAAATAATATATATAATATTGAATTGATAAAGCAAAACGTAATATAAAATATTTTCTATTATTCCAAATAAATGAACCCTTGGATTTATAAAATATATCAGTCATGTCACTATAGTTACATAAATAAGTTCTGTTTGCAGAAAAAACTCTTTTTTCAAATTTTGATAAATTACCGATTTTTATATTAGGTATATAGTACTTCTTATCGTAAACATAATATTCACCCTCATCTTCAAAACCTTCACATGAATTTGAAAAAGTTCCAAAATTAGAATTTTCAGTTGTCCAAGTTATTCCGTCAGATGAATATTTAATTTTATCTGCCATAAACACTACAAAAATATTTCTTGAACTATCATATACCATTGTTGCTATGTTATTATTTTCATCAACAACTTTTTCCCAAGTATCTCCATCATCAACACTTCTGTAAACCTGATTACCAACGAGCATTAAAATAATACCATTGTGAACAAGCATATATTTATATTGATTGCTTGCACTTCCTACATCAGGACCTTCTTTTCTTGTCCAGTTTTCACCATCGTCTGAAATATAAAGAACGCCGTAATTAGCGGCAGCATATAGTTTTCCTGAATCTTCTTTTAATAAGTATATCATATCAGGAGTTTGTGAACTTGTAGTTGAAGTCCAGCTTTCAGCAGAATCAGCAGTTTCACTTGATGAAATTAAATTACTTCCGCAAACATAAAATTTTTGGAAAGTTTCTGAAAATATTGCATTTTGAATAGTTTCCCATCGGGCATCATCTGGAATAGTAACGGTTTTCCAAAAATAACCGTCGTATGATATTCTGCACCGTTTAATATTAGTTGCTTCAATAGCAAGATATTTATCCTTACCATAAGTTAAAGTTTTAAGATAAGAACCAAATTCATAAACTGCTTGGTTAGTTTTATATTTATCAAAAGAAACTGAAAGAAAAAAGGTTCCATCATATCTTGAGCCGACACAGAAATAAATTCCATTTAACTTAATCAACTGATAAATTCTGATATTTTGATTAGTATCAATATTAAAAGGTATCGTACTTTTTGAAATTTCCCAGGTAATTCCATCATTACTTCTTGAAATAGCACCATTTGTTCCACCCGCAAGATACAAACCATAAGCAGGTAAAAAAGTTATTATAGCGAAAAAATCAACTTCATGTCTTTGTTCTTGTTTTTCCCAAAGAACACCGTTAAATGATGTATACATCCATCCAAAAGGACCTGAAGCTATTAATTTTTTTCCTATTTCATCTGAATATAAGGAAAGAAAACATTGACCGATTGATGTAAAATTGGATAAATCGGTAGTTTCATAAGTTTCACCCTCAGTAACTATATAAATTTTATTAAGAAATTTACATTCAACTATACTTTTAATATCATACGAAAATAAAATTTCAGATGACCAATCTGAAGCATCATCTGAAACCATTATTAACCCATTTTTACCACCAACAATAAATTTATTAAGAATTTTGGAATAAATAATGCTGGTTAAACTTACATCACTATCACCAACAGAAGTTCTTACCCAAGCGTTATCACCTGATTTTGTGTTTATATAGTAACTACCTACTGAATATAAAAAATCAGTTTCATTTTCGTTGATACAACATGCATCAAATGAAATTATTATACCATTAGTCGATGATGCGGCAGTCCAATTAAATCCATCATTGGAACTATATGAATTTTCAGATGTAAATAAATAAAATAAACCAGTATCGTAAGAATAAATAATTTTAGTGGGATAACCACTAAAATCAATTAAGTTTGGAGCAGTAAAATTAGGTTCAAGTGAAAACCAATTTTCACCATCATAACTAGCTATGATTGCTCCATAATATTCAGATATTGCTATAATAATATCCTCATTTGAAGCTATTGAAATGATATTATTAAGAACCAAATCTATTCCAAATTTTAATTCTTTTGATGTAATATTTTTTTGACCTAAACCTGTATTTATAGTTAAAGGGTCTGTTATTGTTTCTGAAAACGTTATTTTCTTTTTAGTAGAAAGATTCAATATTTTAAGATTTTTTGCATAACTTGTATTTATATCCATTTTAACCGGAACATCAACATCACCATCATTTTCAATAACAGGCTGCTCAGCCAAACTAAAATCAACAATCGTATCTTCTATATCTTCCCAATAAGGATTGCAGGCCGTAAAAGTCAACAATGCTTTTTCAGTTCCAACATCATTACTGTTTTTATTATTGAAAGTCGGCACATCTGGAATACAAATAAGTTGCTTTTTAATAAAATTATTTTCGTAGATTAATTTACCTTCACCAAGTTTTGGATTCAGGTTATGAATTAAAAACCTTTTTAACTCATACCTAAGTTTTAGATTACCATTATCTTGAATAGCAACTGTTATTGACACATCACGATTTTCAAGCAAGTTATCCAAATATACTGAACCATCTTCAAAAGGTACTTGTTGTGATTGAACTTCCATTGAAATTTCAGACAAACCCTTCCAACTCGTAACCCCAAACGGAGCCTTTGTCAAATCAATTTCCTGATTTTCTGAATTTATATAAATTAATTTCTGCATACTATATTACTCCATTAAAAGCAAGTTCGCGATTATACTTCTTCAACTGCCTCATCATTTCATAAGCAGATGTGTCTTTTATATTGTTAAATGTAACATTAAAATTATTATTGCTCGTTCCACTTAATCCTTCAAGAGCTTTTTGTGTGTTTTGAGCATTTAATACTTGTTCACCGCCTCTGAATCTAACCAATTCAGGACCAGCTTCACCAACCATTGCTATTCCTCGCGGAGCATCATTTGTTCCATTAGCAAAACCAAAGAAACTTTTTACACCTGACCATGCGTTTGTTGCCCAACCCTCTACGGTTTCCCATGCGTTTGTTGCCCAACCCTCTACGGTTTCCCAAGCATTTTTAACACCAGTTCCGATATTTTGCGCAACGCCTGTTATGTCCTGAGCAACAGTGCTAACTGCATTTGAAATTCCGCTTCCAAGATTACTAAAAAGATTTTTAGTCCAATTCCAAAGATTACTAAATACATTTTTAATGTCGTTTACGAGATTAGAAAATATATTTTTAGTCCAATTCCAAAGATTACTAAATACATTTTTAATGTTGTTTACGAGATTAGAAAATATATTTTTAACTACATTCCAGATATTTTTTAATCCATTAAATAAACCCTGAACCATATTACTACCAAAACCTTCAAACATTTTTGAAGGTGAATGGATTCCAAATAATGATTTGATTCCTTCAATAAATCCTCTGAATATTTCAACTACAACTTCAAACCAATTTACAGTAAAAAATCCTTTTATTAATCCGGTAACAATCGCAACAATAAATCTAGGTAAATTTCCCAGAACAACTTTAATAACTGCTGATATAACTTTTGCTATTATCATTGGAAGTTGAGGAATAATGTCAGTGCAAATAGTATCAATCATTTCTACCAATAAATCAACAAAAGTATTCAGAACACTTTCATCAGTTAAAGCTTCAATCAAACCTTTGAAAATATCAAAAAACAAATTTAAAAGGGGTCTGATAATTGTTTTTAACACTCGATTCATATCTGAAAGGATTTCTACAAGAGTATCAACAATTATTGGTATTAACTGAGAAATAGTGTCTATAATTTCAGGGACTGAGTTTAATAAAAATTCCTTAATTCCACCAAGAACCGTTTTTAACATTTTTATTAAAGCTGAAATTAAATCAGGAGCCTTTCCAATAATAGCTGAAATTACCCCGTTAACTATATTACTCATTATATTCGTTATATTTTCAATTATTTCCGGAAAATTTGAAGTTATAGTATCTATTATGCTATTTATTATTCCTTTAACCTTATCAGAACTTATATGTTTAAGAATATTTCTTGTTAATACAGTTACGGATGAAACTGCACTATCAACAAATTTTCCAATCTTATTAGTAGTTACAACAAAGAATGTTAAAATTTTATCCTCATATTCCAATAAGGAAATTAATGCTTCATCAGTATCAAGTTCAAAAAGTTTTTGGAATAAATTTTTGAATCCAGAAAAAATATTTTTCACGCTACTAATAACTGATTTTACAACACTAACGATTCCGGAAAAAACTTTTTTAGCAATATCAGCTGTTTTTTTAGCAAAATCCTTTACTTTTTCAAAACCTTCTTTTGCAAGTTTTAATTTTGCTTCCTCAAATCTCTTGTTTTCTTCTAAAACTTCATTATCATAATATTCGTTTATTTTAACTCTTTCTTGTTCGTTTTCTTCTTCTTTTAGTTTAGCATCTCTATCAACATTAATAAGTTCCAAAGTTATTGAATGATATTCATCTGAATAATCTTTAAGACCCTTTAATTTCTGCTTCATCAACTCAATATCCCATTTGGAATACTTTTCACCTTCAACGGCAGCTTGTTCTGTTTCTTGATTCAAAACACTATAAGTCTTTTTAGTTTCTTTTTGAGTCGCGTCTGAAGTTTCAGTAATATCATCAACTAATTCAGAAAAAAAACCTTTTGAAGCATCTGAAATTCCTTGTAGTTGTTGAATTGTTATATCTGCCGCTTTTCCAGTTAGTTGTTCTATTTTTTGTTCTATTTTTTCAATAGCATCATCCAAACCCCATTCTTTTGCTAAATCAATGGAACTAAATTCACCAATTAAATTTATAGAATCCTTTCCAAAAAATCCTCTTATTTTATTTATACCGGCAACTAGAACATTCATAGCATCAATTAATTTATTAACTAAAGCCGGAAAAGCATTCATTAATGTGCTTATCGTATCCAGAATAACGTTAACAACTCTTAAAACAACTAACTTCGCATATTCCCAAGCAACTGCCCAATCACCTTGAAAAATAGCTTTAACCATTCCAACTAAATCCTGAGCAATTCTAAAAACATCATTTAAAATGGACCAAAAATAATCAGACCAACTTTTAATATCAGTCTGACTATTTGCTAAAGCCTTTTGAGAATTTGAAAATATTTGTTTTATTTTATTCCAAATGTTTATAACAGCATTTTCAACAGCAGTTCTGATATTATCAAATATATCAACAACCTGGTCATAAATAAAAAAGAATCCATCAATAAATTTATTAACAAAATCAGCTACCTGTTGAAATTCAAAACTTTGAAATACATTGGTCATTTCCTTAGTTAATCTTTTCCAACTTTCAATTCCTTTTTCAATATAGGATTTAATTGAACCAAAAACTTTTCTAACGACACCAACTAAAGTATCAAGAACGCTTATTAATGGTGAAAAATTAACTGTTTTAATAATATTCCGAATATTATTAAAAGTTTCTTTGAAATAATTTATAATATTTGATAAAACTTCAAAAACTTTTTTTCCAAGATTAACAACGACGTTAATAAAGGTATCAAAACCAGTACTATTATTTATAACTTTAACGATATTGGTCATAGCATTTGCTATTGCATTCATAACTTGATTTACAACTGGTAAAAGTTTATTTCCAATATTTTCTCGGAAATTATCCATAGCATGCTGAAGTTTTGCAAAAGCACTTTGGCCTGCTTTCGCAGCACCTCCATAAACAGTAGCAAGCTCATTCAAGATTATTTTTTGAGCTTCCATTTGTTTTCCGTTTTTAACTAACTGAGCCAATTCCTCTTTTTGTTCCTCAGTAAAATAAAAACCCTGCCTTCTTAATGAGTCAAGACCTTTAACTGGGTCATCCAAAGCTTTACCTACAGTTTGTGCTGCGGAAGTTAAATCCATTCCCATAACTTCCGCCATATCAAGAACAGCGTCAGTCGCATCTTTAAAAGTTTCACCGGAAATATTTTTGAATCCTAAAAGAACACTTTCCATGTGCTTTACTTGGTCATCTGCAAAATTGGTGGTTTCAGCATAAGCTTTTGCCATTTTATCCAATTCCTCAGCTGAAGTCCAAGATTCAGCACCGGTTACTTTTATTGTATTTTCAAGAACTTTAAAACTTCTATTTGCTTCATCAGCAGACTTTACACATTGTTTTCCAAAATTTACAATTGCTCCAACGCTCGCTGTAATTCCAACCACGTTAAAAGCAGTTTTTAACATTTTCTGGATACCTTCAATTCCACTTGAAAATGATTTTAATGATTTTTGAGCATTGTTTAGTTGATTATTAAATTGTGAAGTATTAGCGCTTATTATCGCTTTAACGTTAAAATCTGCTTCAGCCATTTTTTACAACCCTCTTAATAAGTTAGGATTAATCGGTTTATCCCTACCCGCAACCTTATCATCTTTTTTCTCATTATCCAGACCATCTATTTCATTAGGGTCTTTTCCCCAAACACAAGCGGAAATATAACAAGCTAAATTCTTTTGTTTTATCCGCTCAATTTTATTCTTTTCATTTATTAAAGCCATTAAAATTCTAGGCTCTACATTCCAAAACCATTCCTCAGACTTACCTAATAACAAAGCTTCAGTTAAAAGGTAAGTCCATGGAAAAAAATTAATTATTTCGTTTTCTTCACCGTCCTCGTTTTTTTTTCTTCATCCTGAGGTAAAGAACCAAACAAAGCTTTATTAAAAATATTAGTAATAATTTCCATATCCTGAAGTCCATATTCATCAAGAACATTATCTTCAGTTACATCTTCTTTATCAACAAGACCTAGAAAAAGAAGATGAGGAATAACCTGAAAAGGTCTTTCTTCAATGTCTTTTTGCATCTTTTCAAGGTTTTTAATTCCATTGTATTCTTTTTCAAGTTTTGCCCAAGCTGAAAAACCAAATTTTATTTCACGCTCTTTTCCATGAATTTTTAATGTAATTTTAGTCGGAACTATTTTTTCAAGTTCTGATTTTTCTTCTTTCTTTTCTGCCATTTTGTCCATCCCTATTAAACAGAATACTCAATCCCGATATTAAACCGGGATTGAGATTATAACTAATTAAAGGTCATTATCAGTCATAGGTGTAGCACCTACTCCAAAATTATCCTTCAATCCACTAGTTACTGTTACTGAAGCTGGTTCACCTTCTTCAGCACCAGGTGTAAATGTAATTGTCGGAGCAGTAGCTGTTCCTCCAAATGTAAATGCGCCATCAATCAATTCACCGGCAGAATCAGTTACAATTATAGTTTCACCAACTTTTGCGCTTGCCTGTGCAAAAGTTATATTTCCACCACTTTCCTTAGAACCAGTCAAAATAACTTTTCCTTCAGAAAGAGCAGCAGTAACTGTTAAAGCACTTGTGTCCTGATTAAGTGATGTAACTGGAGCATTGAACCATGCTGATTTAATAGATTCAGATACATCAGGGTCATCTGTTCTACAGCGGGTATCAATAATTCCAGAATCAAATCCATCAGGAACATAAACTGGTGATACAAACTGAGCTGTCATATTAATATGACCAAACTCAATAGATTCAGTTTTTGTACTTCCACCGGATTCAGGAACTGAGAATTTGCCTTTAAGGTACCAACGTAATTCGTAACGATTTTCTCCGTTACCATCCTTTCCAGCAATCCAAACCCTAAAGCCCATCGCCATATAAGGCGCCTGGTCCATAGCGGTTTCAGCCGTAACACCATTGGATTTTTTCTGACCAAGCATTTTTGCAAGAACAGTCGGGTCAACATCAATCATTTCAAGAGAAAGTTCAGTATTACCGCGATTTCCTGTCGCAAAGAATGCACCATTGTCAGCATAATCTGTTTCTACGGTCGCATTAGGATTTACTGTTGCATTTACAGCACCTTTCAAGGGAGTGACTTCACCGTATACAATACCGTTTTCGTCATCTGAAAGAACTTCTGCAACAACAACATTATCCAATCCGATTTTTGGTGCTTCGTTCATTGTATTCCTCCATTATTAATTTATATCAATTAAAAATTGATTTATTAAAAACCATAAACCTATGCTCAACATCCTGAACTGTATCAGCAATTTCACGGTTTTGTGAGCAATTCCAATAATCTTCATTCATAACTTCTGCAACAACAATTCCAATTTCAGAAGTTGTAGCATAACCATCTAATTTTTTCGTAAATATATGAATTATAACAGAACAGGAACTTGCTCCCGCTTTATTATCTGAATACTCAGTATCAGCTTGATTTTCATCCTCAAAAACTATGCAAGGAAAATTTTCAACTGAACTAGGATAAGCATTTAATATATTATCCTCTGAAACTAATTCAAGTATTCTGCTATCATTAAGAAGTGAATTATATAAAGCTTTTGCATTTATCATTGTTCAACTCCTTTTAGTTTTAATCCATTAGCTACAGAATTTGCTATTGATTTTCTAATCCAATCATTATTTTTAATCATAGCAGGCCGTAACCAAGGTCTTTTTGCAATTTTTCCATCACTGGTTCCATATTCCATCCAAACAGCATAATTTGGGTCGCTCTGAGTTGAACCAACAATTCCATAAACTGATTTTCCTTCTCCTTCATTAATGACTTCATATCTGATTGACCGTCTTAAATTACCACTATCAACAGCAGGTGGATTACCAGGTAATGAAGGATGATGTGGAATTGAACTATTATTAGTATAATAACTTTTACTCATATTTTTTTGAGTATGAGCCATACTATATTGAATGTCATCCTGAACTTTTTTACAGCAAAGTTTAATTGTTTTTGCTAAATTTTCCTGCAGCGATGGAATGGTTTTTGCTAAATATTCTCCAAATTGTTCTGGCGTCATTTCGTTAGACATTTTCATTCTCCACCGGAATCAAAAGAAATTCCTTATGGAATCTCCAAACATTAACAGGCTGAATACTATAGTATTCAATCATTCCATCATCAAATTCAACTTTGGCTCTATTTCCTAAAACCATAAATTGACCGTTCTCTATATCAATAAAACATTTTTTCGTATTAGCTGTTTTAGCATTTATTCCATATAATTCAATTTGAGCAGATGTTAATGTATTTGGTTGAACATCGCATCTAAAACTTTCCAAAGGGTTTTCAAAATCATAAGTTTTTATTTTTGTTCCTTCTGCATTTTTTTCAACTTTGAGGTCTGAAATATAAACTGTAGCATTCGGAAAAAATAACATCTTTTTTATTTTCTCCTTCTAAAAATAAACAAAAGGATATTGAGGAAAAGGTGGTCTACAGTTTTTATTAACATCCATAGTCGGTCTGCTTTTCATTAAATCATAAAGCATTCTACCATATTTACTTGACATTAAATCATTATCAGTATGAGGAGCATGAAAACCTACATTTATTCCTCCTTCCTGAATATGAGAAACACCACCGCCTCCAACATTAAGAATTTCATTTAATCCGCTTTTCTTTGTAGTTGTAAATAAGTGACATGCTTTATACGCGACAGCTTGATTGTAAAGTTCTCCAAAAAAACTGCTGGACAAACTTTCCTTTGCCATCTGCACATATTGTGATAGGGATGGACTATCCGCCAAATCTGGGCAGATAGTCTGGATTATTTGTTCAGCAGTCATCATTTTCTTTACTCCTCGGAATAATTTTCCAAAGCTTCTATATAATCAGCTTTTTTGGAAAACTTTTTATAATCAATTCCACGTTCATCACATTCAGTTTTAAGCTGATTAACTGTCATTGAAGAAAAATCAATTACTTCTTTTTCATCATCTGAATCAGAATCATCATCTTCATCATCACCAGTTAAATCATCATCAAAGTCATCCAATTCATCTTTTTTTTCATCTTCATCAAATTCATTAAGAGTCATTGGAGAACCATTAGGTGTTTCCGGAATTTCATCTTCAGGAAGTTCAAGACCAAGCTTTTTAAATTTCTTTGTAATAGCAAGTCTGACTTCCTCATTTATAACTTCTTTATACCATTTTGTAAGAGTATCAGGATTGTTACATTCTGATACATACTTAACTGCAAGATTTACAGGCATTTCTTTAAGGTCTTTTGCCTTAATTCCACCAGTTTTTCCTCTTCCAGCACTTACTTTCTGCGCAAGAATTGAAATTTCACCACTTTCCAATTCATTAACGATATTACCACGCATTGCTTTCCATTCATCGTTCGTAACTTCATTTGTTCCTGGAAGCAATTTTACCATTTTTCTGGGTAAAACTAATCCTTCTTTAGGTGTAAGGATTACACATTTCAAATGTTCAATTTTTGGTGCAAATTTTAATAACATAATTTCCATCCTCTTATGTATAAAAAATAAAATAATTGATAGGGTTAAATAAACTAACCCTATCAATATCAATCACAAATTAAATACCATCTGCAAATGCAAATGCAAGCGGATAATAAATAATTGTACCAGCACATTCAGAATGACAAGGAATTGTAAATTCCATTCCTTCCTGCTGTGCTTCAAACTGTTCAAAAGGCTGCGGAATTTCAAGAGTAATGTGGTCCTCATCGAAAATACCAACTAATGCGCGGTCTGTACCACCTGCTCCAAAACCTTTAAGTTCAGACAGCCAATCAATTCTCTTAATGTATGGAGAATTTTCAAGGATATATTTCATCAAAGTCTTTTCACCAGCTTCACCAATTCTGCGTGTAGCAATATCGTTATACTGAGCGATAGGAAGCAGGAGCGTATCAGGAACTTCACGTGCACTTGTTGGTTCCATTACGGCATCAACCATATCATTTATATCACGAACAATCTGGTCAGCGGTTTTTGTCGCCCAAGTTTTGGTTGTTCCAGTTCCATCTGCCTGCAATGAAACTTCTGAAATTCCAGGATAATCAAGAAGTCCATTTGTTCCATTTGCAACATCAGATTTAAGAGCCATGCGGTTCATAAGTTCATCATGTGCACGGCGTGCTGTCATTGCTCTACGCTGGTCAAGATTTTTTCCTGCTCTCTGTGAAGCTCGAATTTCTTTGATAGAATATCCGTATGAATCACCAATACCTTTTACTTTTGCAGATTTTTCTTCACCATAAACATCAACGCGCGGAAAATCCTTAGCGTAGTCTGCAATAACTTTTGCAAAACCAACACCACGATACTGCTGATATACAATTTCATTTACTCCAGCTCCAGCTTCAGTTGAAATTGGAATAAGTTTCAAACCTTTCAATTCAGCAAGTTTTGCATCATAAGTCTTTGACTTTACAAATGCAAGCTCACGATTGAAAAATGCGGATTCATTTGAATCAAGACGCAACGGGTTATTTTTCTGTTCCATTTTTTCTTTCTCCTATTATCCCAGGCAAATAAGTGCAATTTTTTCATTTGCGCTTATTCCATTTTCAGCACTAGACTTGAAAACACCAACCTGTGTATTTCCTGAACTTTCTGTTGTGAAAGTTCCAGCAGATGTTGCATAAGCGGTCTGGCCGATTGAAGGTGTTACACCGCTTGCAAGAGCGCCATAAATATAACCTTTTTCCATTACGTTTACAGCTTCAGTTTTAATATACAGACCTCTTGAATTCAAGAAAGCATTCTGGTGGAATACTGAAACACCAGCATAAGTTCCATCAGCAGAAAGTGTAACCTTTGAACTTGTTACATCTGAACCATCATAAACCAATTTAACAGTTACATCTTTTCCATCATCGGATGAAAGGAAAATCTTTCCTGCATCAGATGATGTTCCAGCAACAGCTGTTACACCTTCAACATCATCAGCAATGTCATCAACAATACCAGCAACATCAGTAGCAATTACTCCTGAAGTTGTAGCTGTAATATCAACACCGTTGATTGTAAGAGTAATGTCCTTACTTGCTGTTGTATAAGCTGACAAATCAATAACAGCGTGGTTATTGTATTTACCACCCATTACAGCAGTTTTAGTACCATTCAGAAAAACAGCTTTACCAAAAGCAATATTTTCACCCGCAGGTATTGAAACAATGGTCTTTGGATTCATGCCATAAAGCATACCAGCCATTGCTTTTTCATCGGAAAGCAATCCATAAAGATTCATTTATTTTACCTCCTCACCGTGATTTTTCATTCTTTTAATCATGCGTTCACGGGCATCATTTTCATCTGCATGTTCAGCAGGTGGAACATCAGATGTAAACTGTCTTGTGTTGTTATCTGCTCTTTCAGCAAGAATTTCAACAGTTGCATCATAACGTGCCTGAATGTAAACATCATCCTTTCCATCAAAATTTGCATTTGCGAAAACTGACTTAATAACAGCTTTTTTAATGTCCAAATCAGACATGTCTTTTTTAACTTCAACTTTTGCTTTTTCTGCATTATGAAGAAGTTCAATTTTAGCATTAACTGCTTCATCAATTTTCTTTGAATCCATTGAAGTCTTTTTAAGTTCTTCAAGTGCCTTTTCCGCATTATCTGCTTTTCCTTTTGCAGTGTCTCTTTCTGCTTCAAGTTCAGAAATGCGCTTTTCAAATTCAGTTACCTTCTTTTCCATATCGGCAACTTTTTTGTCCATTGATTTCTTGCTTTCGCAAGCATCATTTTCGGCTTTATCGGCTCTTGCTTTTTCAGCGTTGAGTGCTTTTATAACTTCCGCTTCCGCTTCATAGTCGATGCCGTCCAGGTTGATTTTTTTCAAACCCATTTTGGAACCTCCATCAATTTTTGTTACCATATTCTCAAGGACAGCATCATCACTGTCCACCCTGAGTTCTATTTTTGCATTGTCTCCAGCTCTAGCTGAATCAACTATTGCGCAATGGTTATAACGAATATTTCGTTGAATAAAATCATATTCAACCCCACACCAACTTGCTCCAGGTTCTGCCATCTCAAGGTCACAAGTATAACCCATAGATAATGCTTGTTTACCATTCAAAACAGCATCAATAGCATCCTTTTTAGTAATAATCATATCAATAGCACAATTAATTCCATCAGTAACTTCATCATAAGGAGTATCATGCCATTGCGTAGTTCTTGAAGGATTATCACCAAGACTTCCGACTTGTAGTTTATCTGCGTTGTCAGCAGTTACAAGTTCAGTTGGATGATTAAGTGTAACTGGTTTTAACATCATTGACTTCAAAGTTAAAGATGAAAAAACTTCTTCTGGAAGTCTCAATTCACGTTGAATAGTTCCATCTGCTCTTTTATAAGTAAAAACTCCGATAGATGTAACAATTGCTCTACCTCTTAAAAAACCCTCAGTAGTTCTTTCAAAAGGAATAGTCATCCATTGTGAATTATCAATGTTGTCAAATCTTTTAAGTTCCTTTTTAAGTTCCATTTTTTTCCTTTCCTTATCTGAAAATAAAAAAGGCAATCCCGATTTTTGGGATTGCCTCTGTTTTCAGTCAGCCTTAGTATTTTAATACTTTTTATCAACCTGTTTCAAACTAGGTTTTGTCGGCTCCGATTTCAATCGTATCTGTTTATCAATTACTAAATCAATATGGTCCAAAGTCGGATTCATTTTTATTGTAACTTGACCATATTCTACACTTTCACATGCTTTTTTAATTTCCTCAATCTGGTAATCATTTAATTTCATATTTTATTTATAAATCATAAATTAAAAAAAGACAAGTTTTATTTTTACAATAAAATACCTTGATAATTTAATTGATTTTTCAAAAATAATAAATTTGAACCTATTTCAAGACTTTCCTTCATAGTTTCAATTGTATCCTTTTCACCATCTAAAATAAAAATATTTTCATTACTATCATATACAAGAATACCATCTGGAAGCATAAAATAAAAAGAACCACCAAATTTTTCTAAAAAACTTTTAGTTATTTCATTTTTATACAAATCCATAGTTACTTCCTTTATAATGAAAGATTGGTTAACTCATTCTGAATTACTGAAATAGATTTATTAAAATATTTATCCAGAAACTTTTTAAATTCTATACCTGATTTTGCATAGTAATGTTCACATAAACCAGCAAATCCTTCCTTTAATCTATTTTCATTATTTATAGCATTTGAAATATCATTATCCTGCCATTTTACTTTTTTTTTCATATTCTTGTAAAAATAATCAGGAGAATGACCACCGAATTTTTCACCTTTAACTGCTGTAAATATATCAGCTATTGTATATATTTCTCTATTATTAAATTTATAAAACTTACTGAGATAGTTTTCCAAGGTTTCACTTTTAACAAATGATGGAATAAATTTTCCTGATTTAATTGAATCTTTTATTTCCTTTTCTAATGAATCAACTAAATTTTTAGATTCTTTTAAATAAACTTTAGAAAAACTAAGTGATTGTGAAAAAGGAAATTTATACTCAACCGGTATAGGTGAATTTTCTATATAAGCTTTAATTTTTGTAGTTTTAATATCATCAAAAAAATGAGCAGCTTCATGTCTTAAAGTTCCGTTATAATCAGCATGAGTAATAAGTATTGATTTTAATTCAGGAGTATAACGACTTAAAACTTTCGGTTCATGTTTATAAACTATTGATTTTGGATAATTTTTTACTAAATTACTCATCATAAAAGCATATTCAACTTTAGTATCATCAAAAACTTCATAAATATAATTTTTAAAATCATCATTCTGAATTAAAATTCCATCTTTAATAAATTGTTTACCTGCTTTTTCTACATTATAATTAGGGTCAATTTCATTTAATATTTCACTCTCTGAAACATATTCTATTGGAGTACCTTCCATTTCAGAAACTAATTCCGGATAATAACTTAAAGCTACACAACGACACTGAATATCCTGACCTGGATGAAGGTCAATAGCTCCAGATGGTCTATTAGTCCAGGTTTTACCACCATCATACGAACAAAGTGAAGCATCATCCCACCTACACAATAATCCTTCCATTATCGCGTGACTATCTCTGACCCTATCATCATAAGCGGTTGACCATACATATAAATCAAGACCAATTTCTTCCATTTGAGCCTGAGTTATTTGTCCATTCAATTTTCCCATCTGGTCCCGAGCCAAAAGTTTACAATGTTTATCGGAAAGACCGGTTGTTGCTTTTCTTATTTCATCCGATAGTTTTGCAGGAGATAATCCGTTAACAATTGCCTGCTCAGTTAAAGTATTTATTTTTGAAACATAATTTTTTGCATTTGAAGTTATTAAAGTATAGTTGTCCTCGGCCCAACTACTTTTCATATCATCCCACCAAGGACTAGACAAAGGTAAATTAACGTGAATTCCTTTTTCAAGAGCTTTATTAAATTCCTTATCCCCAAACTCCTTAGCTTCATTTGCAGTCTGGCCGATTGAAGTTAAAATAATATTATTATTTGAATCAGCTGGAAGTTCTGAAATATCCGGCATATAAATTGATAACCAATTTTCCATATTAAAAATCATATTTCTGAAAGTTTTACCTGGAATAGAATCAACGTTAAATTCTTTTGAATCACCTTTTAACAAAGCTTCCATATTTTTATCAAGATAACTTTCAACATAATCAATTAATGGCTGAAAAAAACCTTTTAATTTTCTATAGTACTTATTTTCAATTCCATGAGGGTATGCTCTTCTTGAAGTAATATTTTTTGTTGCTTTACTTCCATTAGTCTTAAAGAGAATTTTTAATAATTGAATTTCAGTTTCATTTCTTATTTCCATTTTTTATTTCTTTCTTAAAAATCCAAGCAAATTTTCCTTACTCCTAATATTTATTTGAGCACCATTTTGTTTATATCCGTTTTGCTCAAATACTATTAAATCATCATCAAGTTTTCCAATTAAAATTGCAACATGACCATAAATATTTTCATCAGTCGAATTCCAAACTAAAACATCACCAATATTCATAGTCTTTTTTCCATTGAAATATCTTTTAAAATATTTCTTTTCCTTTTCCATTTTCAGGTAATCAAGAAATAAATCTTTAGCACCACCACTTGTTCCACAAATTCCAGTATGCTCAGGAATACATAAAACATCATGGCAATACTGACGAAATAAGTCTACACATTGAGCACCAAAAACACCATCATAGTCAACTTTTTTTCCATTATATTTTTTTATAAAATCAACTAATTCCATATCAATATTTCCTTTCAACTTTTCCTAATTTATCAGCCCATTTTTCCCACGGTTGATTATAATACCAAAAATTTCTTTCTTTATAATTCCAATCATTATGAAAATATCTATCAATTATATTTCCAATAAATGAAGGAATTCCAATCACGAATAAATATAACCACCCTAAAATTAAACTTTGTTTCTGGTGTCCTTTTTCGTGATTAATAAGATTCTTGTCAATCGAAAAATTAACATAAGGAATTGACCCAATAACAATATAATTTCCTAAAGAAACTCCCGTAAACCAAGATGAATGACAAATATAAAAATCATCTTTTTTTACAGCTCCAGTTAAAAAAACAACTAATTCTCCTAAAAAATTTTGAGGAAGTTGCCATATAAAAAGAAAAACCTTCATATTTTTAATCCTTCTTTTTTTTAAACTTATCAAGAGCGGTGTTTATTGAAACATCACCAAAAACCGCACTCATTGTACCAGCAACAGCACAAATTTCATAAATTGTTGCATTAGAAAAAACACCCATCCATTTAAGTGTTGAACAAACTATTAAAAAAAGAACGGATGCAATTTTAACTACCAATGAAACTGTTTTAGCTTTCAATTCCTTTTCCATTTTATTTCTCCTTTAATTATTTGAATATTCTTTTCTGATATTAATTAAATTCAAAATTATTTCTTGAACCCAACCATTCATTCTACATTCAAATTCTGGTGTTTTATATTTATCACTCATTATTAAAGAATATACTAAACATTTTATTTCACTTTGTTTTATTTCAAGATAAGAATTTGAAGAATTAATGTGATTAAAAGTTACCCACTCAATAACTTTATCATAAACTTTTTCCAGAATATTTTCACACTTTACTTTAATAGCATCCTTATCATCTTCGTTAATTAACTTACCTTTTAACGACATGATGTAAAGATAGGACCATTGAATCTGGTTACGGACTATAGTTAGTTCTCTTTCATCAATTCCAATCCTGACATTTCCTGTTTTAATTGAAAGTAATCCGGATTTACTCATTCTTACTAATATAAAAACAATAACTACAGTAAAAATCAGAAACATCCAAGCATTAGGACTAGTTAAAACTTCTTTCAAACCTTCAACTATTTTTTCCATTTTTATTCCTCAGTTACAGGTGGAAGTTCATTTATTTGTCTTTTAATTCCAAGCTTTTTATCAATTTCTTTCAAAGTTTCACCAAATTCCAATTCCTCAACGATTTCAGGTGTCATTATTCCCATATCAATATAACCTTGATATGTTTCTTGTTTTGTGCGTTCAGTATTAGCTTTTTTTTCTTCAAGTTCGGCCTGTTCTTTTTCAGTCATCTGTTCAAGAGGATTAAATTCAATTGTAGGTTCCTCAACTTTCTGCCATTCTGAAATAATATGAACTAATCTTTCAAGAACCGGTAAAAGTTCTGTTTGCTGTTTTGCTCTTACCATATCGTAATATTGATACATATCAAACTCGCCAGTACTATTCAAACCACCGGGACTTATTCCAAATAATTTTGTCATCGGATAACCTGTACAAGCTGACGTTAACATCATAAATTGATATAAAACATCTGAAACACCACCAAAAGAAATTGTATCACGAACAAAATCTTCATCCATATCCATCAAAATTGAATGAAAAGTTGATTTCATTAAGTCCATTGCTTGCAATCGATTTTGAACTAATTTTTCACCATCTTTACTTGCCATTATTTCAGCGAGGTCTTTGTATTTATATTTTCCAATGGTTAATTCATGGAATAATTCAGCAAGCGAACCAAAAGTTGCACCTAAGTCTTTTAATCGGTCCTGAATTCTCTGTAAAACTGAAATACCCCAATAACGAAATTCCATCGGAATTATACTTGCATCAGATGAAGGGATTTCAATTCCATGTAATTCTATAACTCGGCTATAATGAACTCTTTTAACAATATATTCCCTGCCTACATAAAAATTAACAGGATAATATTCAACTTGTCCATAATGAGGTTGTTTTGGGTCATTCTGCCATTCCAAAGTTCCATACATTACATTATTCCGAGGAATTATTTTAAGATTTTCAAAATCTTTAATTTTATTAATATTCAAGGGTTTATCCAATTCCTCGCCATCATAAGCACCAAGAAGTATCAAACAACCACCGTAAAGCCTCGCCCACTTCAAAGCTTGACTTATTTTTTTATTTGCTCCGATTTTTTTAAAAACTTCATTATATACTTTTGATTTTTCTTCAAAACCTTCTTTTTCAGAATTAAAAACATAATGCCAACCTTGTTTCATCATATCATCCGGAAGCAAGTCAACTATCCTTGCTCCAAGACCATCATCAGCATAAATAGTTTCCAATTCCATATCCATCAGAAAACCATTAGGAACTGCTTTTGTTGATTTATGCTTATCAGCTTTCGTTCCTAATCCTGAAAACAAATTCATCCAACCATCATGCTTTATTATGTTTTTAATTCTTACATCATCCATAACTATTTACTCCTAGATTTCCCACAATTCAAAATCAACGGTATTATCTCGCGTATAAGTGTGAGTAACACCATTCACTTCAATTTCAAATTCAGTATCACTATTTTTTGTATAAGATTCAAAGTTTGTAATATTTCCAGCAAGCATTATTGAAATACCATTCAACTTTGTATCAAAATCAACATTTAATAATTTTGAAGATTCAAAAGCACTTTCATCTTCCGGAGCTTTTGTAAAATTAAAATATGCAATATTATCATTCGCATCTTTCCAAGCATAAACCTTATCGTTATTCGTAAGATTTTCACTAATTGTTCCATCAGCGTGAAGATATTTTTGAACCTGTGGGCAAGCCATATCATAAAAAGCCTTCCACCAATCATTTTTAACAATTAAATTATTATTTTCATCTACAACAGAACCATCTGAAAGCAAATACTTTTTCACTTCAGGTTCCCACTTTGTATAAAGGTCTTTTAATGTTTCTGACTCAGCGATTACATTTCCCGCATCATCAATCATCTTTCCATCACTAATTAAGAATTTCAAAGGTTTTGGTACAGCATTTTCATAACTCATTTTTTTTCTCCATTCTTTCTTTATTTTCATTATATCGTTCAACAGCATCTTTATACTGAGCCTTAAACATCAATAATTTTCTGAAGTAATTTTCATCAGTTATAATTTTTCCATCTCCGGTTTTCTCATAAACACCTAAAACAGGAAAAGTAGGAAAGTCTATTTCTGGAACATAGTATACATTTTTTTCAATAACTTCAGTTGTTTTGCAACTCACTAAGAACATCATCAATAGACATATCAGAAATATCCTGAAGCTTTTGAATAAGTTTCCGTTGTTTTTCCTTTTCAATGTTTAATTCCTCCGTTAAGTTATTTATATGTATTTGTTTATTATTTGAATCTGTTTTTAATTGTTCAATATATGTTTCATTTTCTTTTAGTTTTTTAGTTTTACTTTTAAGAAGTAAAAACAAGATAAAAACAATAATTAATAAAATTAAAATAACTATCAATAAAAATTTCACTTCATCACCTCTTTTTTTCGATTAAATAATATAGTATAAATCTAAAAATTAAAAGCATTTTTTTAAGTCCACAATGCTCTTGATTTTGATTTATTCGGTTTGCAAATTTCTCTGAATAATGTTCCGCAACTATCTGGAGCATCGTCAGGTTCTGAACCTTCCCTATAATCAAGAATCTGATTCAAATATTCAGGGTCCGTATCAGGTGACCAGTAAATTTTGTCCCAGTATTCGTAAAGATTAGTGCTAATTTTTATATGTTTATTTTCTGACTCAGCATAAGTTTTAGTCCGGACACCTTCTTTCTCCATCTGGTTAGCAAAATAACCCTTATCAGGATTAGTTTCATTTAATAAAAATCTTGACTTATATTTTCGATATAATCTTGCAACTTCTTTCGCCCATGCTTTACAATTCCCCGGATATGTGAATCCAATTCCTTGAAATTTTGTTGCTAAAGTCGGGTCATCATTATCTAACGGTGAAACTATAGTTAATGCACAATAGTGATTTCCATCATACGCGCAGTCAATATGTGCATAACTTCTTTTACTATAATCCCAACCCTCTGCCATTTTAGGTTCTGAAAAAAGACTTGTTTCATCTCTTTTTATTTCAAGCTCATAGTTTGCAGCATAAAGAAAAGGCGTTGTTGTTGCTTTTTTTCTTTTTATCTCCTCTTCACCTAAAAAATTAAATTTTGAAATTGGATACATTGCAATATCAGCAAAGGAATTAATATCATTCCAAGCATCATCTTTATGCCAGGGAGTTCCAATCCAAATACTTCCTTTTCCAGGGTCAATAATATTTGTTGCCAATTCTCTTACAACTTCTTTTGTTCTTTCCCTTTCTGCTTTTGAAATTCTATCTTTTAAAGTAATTATGTCATCACAAATTATTTTATCAAAATGCATACCTGTCAAAGATGAATCAATACCAAAAGCTGTTAAATTAACTTCTGGAGTTATCGTTGTTTTAAAATTATACCTTAATTTTCCATTTTCTGCTTTTATTGCTTTCGGAACAAAACCATGAGCATAGTTAAAAATCTTTTTTATCTGAGGAAGTTCCATTGCCTGTTTTACAGCTGAAACTATAGTTGATGCATCATTAAATGATTTTCTAACCAAAGCTATACGGTCGTTTGGTTGAATTAAAAACCATCTCAAACAACCAACTAAATCTATTGAAGTTGATTTATAACCACCTCGGAATGATTGTAATGCTCTAGGTTCGTTACTATCCCAGCAATATTTTATCCATTCTGAATGAAGTGGTGTTAAATCCTCTTTTCCAATTAAATGACCGAGTAAATGTGGATTGTTTATTAATCCTTTTATAAATTCATCATTAATTTCAAAATCATCCATAACAAAATTATAAATTATTTTTTTAATTTAATAAATAAAAAAGAACCCTTAGCTTTTAGGTGGTGATTCTGGGGAAAATAAAAGCTAAGGGTTCAAGGAGATATATAGCACTATGTCAGCATAGCACTTTACTTATTTATAATGTCCGATTGAATGTATTTTTCTCTTACAATCGGATTAGATAAAACATAACCTGCATAAAATATTTCCAATAACTTAAGTTTTGAAATATCTGATTTCTTTTTTTTAACTTTCAACCAAATATCAAAAGCTTTTTCAATATCTTTTGGAATATCTATTTCCTTATTTGTTCCATCAAGTAAACTTCTCAATTCAATTGTCTTCAAAGTTTATTTCCTTTCCAAATAAATGATTGTCTATTTTAACGCGTTGAAAAGCAGATGTTAACAATAAATCAATAGAATCTTTGTCATTTATTTTCTGACCACCAAGAAGTCTAAAATGAACATAAGTCCAATTACTATCAACAAAAACTTTTTCAACAATGGCATCAATAGAATTATCTATTAAAACTCTTTTCCCAAGAGTCTTTTCAACTTCTGAAATTTTTGTAAAAGGCTCATAATATTTACTATTTAATCCAGTTGAACCAAATCCACCTTTTCCTCTTGCTGTTTCAGTCAATTCATCTGAAAGTTTCCATTTTGCTTTTATCACTGGAGCAATAACAAGCTGCGCAATTCTATCCTGATTTTTTATAACAAAATTATTATCACCTAAATTATAAACTATCGCACAAACTTCACCGCGGTAGTCTGAATCAATAGTTCCAATAATAGTAAATATGCCATCATTTGAAGCTAAACCGCTCCTAGGTCGTATTTGTATTTCAAATCCTTCAGGAATTTCAACAGCAAAACCTAAAGGTATTTTTATTCTAGTTCCTGGAAAGACAATTACATCCGAATCCAATCTAGCGTAACAATCCGCTCCAACACTTCCGTTTGTTTTGTATTCTGGCAACTTTCCGCCATTAATTAATTTTATATTCATAATCATATTTATACTGAACCACCAATAGTTAAACTTAATGCTCTTTTCTTGTATCTTTTTGAAATTGCTTTCCAAAAATTAGCTAAAACAAAATTATTATTTTTTGAATAAGTTATTGCTTTATTTTCTGCAAGTTCCGATTCAATAATTAAATCTTCATAACTTAATTCTTTCATTACTATCAATTTTATATCTCCTTTTATATTATTATAGGATTCAGCGGAATAATTTATAAACTTCACCGATAAATTTTTTATTCCGCTGAATTTAATCACTTACAATTCTGACTGAGGTTTTGCATCAGGATTTAACTTCTGTCTGTCCTCTTCCGAATCAGATGTATTAATAAATGTAATTTTACCACCGCCGGTATCCTCATCATCTTTTTTAGCAGTTGCTTCTTTTAGTTTAAGGAATCCGGAAATAAAAACAATCAAAAGACCAATCGCCTGCAAAATACCAAAAACAAGAGCCGGTAACTTCTGCAAATCCTCAACTTTAATTCCACCCAAAAGCAAAATCAAAGTTCCAACTCCAACGAAAACCCACCCGATAATCTGCACGTAAGTTTTCTTAAAAAATGCTTTCAACCAATCAATCATGGTTTATGCCTCCATTAATTTATTTTTATCTGGACTAAGCAACTTCAAGCTTACTACCAGATTTTTCCAAAGCCATCATCAACATTGAATCATAGTCAAAATCTTTTGCCCTTACAACTCTTGATTGACCATAAATAGTTCCTTTTGGTGTATAAACAATTAAGGATTTATTCGTTGTCACCACTTTCATAGTAACATAAATTGGTTCACCTTTTTTTACACCAATAAACAAATCATATTTCGTTATTGTATTTTGTAACAATTTTCTTACCATTTTTTACAGCTCCTGCAATCCATTAAGAAGTTGAGTGAATTTTTCATCACGTTCCTTCTCAGTATTAAATGTAAAATTCATTCCGCCAGCAATCGTTACAACCTGAAAAGCAGGAATGCTTTCTGCCTTTCCAGTTTTCCTATCAATGGCATCACCTTTCAATGTTACTTTCTGAATACTGCAAATATTATCAGCATTGAAAATAACACCAGCAAATTCAAATACTTTCATTTTTATTCTCCTTATCTGAAAGTTTATCAAATGCGGTTTTTATTCCCGCACTAACACCAATTCCAATGATTACAGTCAACCAAAAACTAAATAAAATAAAACCTAAAATTAACAAAATAATTCTCATAATGTATTCCTTACTCCTTATCAAACGTGGGGATTTCACACCAAGCGATAACAGGTGGACCTCCTGCTTTACCAAATATGCCATCTCGCCAAACTCCAGTCTTGCAAAGAGGTTTGCTTGTCCACTCCCAACTTCCGTCTTCTTTATATCTTCCATCTCTGACACAAACCCAATAAGGTCCTTCTTTCTTTGGTAAATCATTCGGGTCTTCTACAAGATAGTGCCATTGTGGTCTTTCTGCTTTTAGTCCTTTGTTTTCATTTTCAAGGTCTGCAACTTTTGCCATAAGCATTTCATTGCTTTTTGCAGTTTCGTCATTGAGTTCTGCAAATACGTTAGTCTTACCCTCTTTCAAAATTTTGTTTTCATTGGTGAGCCTAAGTACATCATTTTCAAGTTCTGCAATACGCTTGTCTTTTTCTTTTGAGATAATTTTAGCAACACCAATACCTGCCATTACTAAATCAACTTCATCAAGGTCTAAATATGTCCCCCCAACATTCATTAACATAATATTCTGCTATTTCTTTAATATGATTGTGCTCAAGTTCTTCTTTAGTCATTTCTTTTCCACCTTTCCAGTTCCCTTGCAGGCAAAACAGGTCGTTTCGATTGCCGTAAACGGACTGGTTCTTTTTCCTGTACCGTCGCAGATTTGGCAATACTCCTGAGTTTTACCCATTTGCTTAATTTCTTTATCAAACCATTCTTCATCTCTCATTTCAGCACTCATTTTTAATCCTTCAACTTTTCAAAATCTTCTTTTGTTACATTCATTGAAACAAGTAACAATGTACAATAGCCAATAATATCAGCTACATCATTTATTCTAGTTTCATTACAATTTTTAATTCTGCCAATTTTATCATCAAGACGGATTTTAATTGAATTAGTTGAATCACCTTTATAAAAAACATTATTAGGTTTCAATGCTGAATCACCATACTTTTTATTCTTATATAAAAGCAGATTTTTCATATTATCACAAACTTCAACTATTTTATTTTGAGATATGGTTAATTTATCAGACATTGTTTACATCTCCTTTTATATTATTATAGGATTTTAATCTTGAAAAAAATATCACTTGTTTGTTTTAGTTTTTATACTCAACTATTTTTTTCTTCTTTCTCTATCCCTTTTTTACTATTTTATTTTCTATCCTAAACTCAATTTTGCATATCAAATTATATAATATTTTCACAATAAATATATAATTTTATTTTCTACCCTTTTTTTTAATCATCCTTTTTTGTTTTCTTTTTTATTATTTTTGGTTTAATATTCTGATTTATTTTAATTATATTATTATATACAAGTTTCAATTTCTTTTGTGCTTCATCTGGTAATATAGTTGAAGTAGCTATGTCCTGACCGGTTACGAATCTATATAAAGCCTGTAATGCAAGGTCTCTATTAGGTAGAATATATTTTGTTCCATATTTATTTACTTCTATTCCATCAATACAACACAACCACTCTTTCTCTATTTTATCCAGGTCTTTAGAAACTCCGTTATTCTCAAAAAAAGTAGTTACATTATAAACTGCTCTTTTATAATATATATTCAATAGTTCAAGTTCCAATCTATCTTTATATGGTTGAATAACTGTATCTATATAAATTCTAATTCCTTCAACAATATCCTTTCTCTGGAGCAGTGAATAGGCTATTGCTCTATATTTTGCATGAGTTCTTTCCACATAACCTGCTTTTTGAACGGCATCTACAGCGTCAAAATTATTTGAACAATAAACCGCTAAAAACTTATATTCTCTAGGATTCAGATTCAAATGTTTTAAATTTTCTGGCAGTAATTTTCTTGCTTCAGTAATTGTTAATTCTTTACTTGAAATATATTCTGAAGGAATATCAGATTCAAAATCATTTTTCTTTACGAGCGGTGAATTTTTTGCTTTTTTATTCATAATTTTTTCCAAAAAATTTCATTAATTTTTATATATTTTATTATATTTTTCTTTAATTAACTACTAATTTTATTAAATTTTTCATATAGAATAATTATTTTTCTTTAATAATTTCATCTTTTTTCAACCAAATATTACAACCTGAAGGAAAAACAACATAGAATAAATCATTCACAATATCTATTTTTGTAACAATTCCAATTTCACTCGTATATTTATACTTAACTGTAGTATATAAATAATCTCTGGAATTTTTTTCACTCATTTCTTATTAACCAACTGCTCGTATTTTTCTTTCAAATCAAAATACATATCAGTTATTTTTCTATTCTGAATACGTAAATACTTATTTTCTGCATTAAGTGACTTATTTATTAAAGGACCTGGGCAGCTTTTACAATCCATTAAAAATCCTCACCTTCCAAATAAAAACAATGACCATAAACCCTATGCTTATCATCAAGAGTTTTCAAAACCATATCAGGAACTACATCTTTTGAAACAAACTTTTGAGCAAAAGGAACAAAAAATCTAATCCAATCACCATGGTATAAAAAAACATCATATCTAGTTTTTGTACATATTGAATATGATTCAAAACAATTAAAAAAATTCATTGAACTTTTCATTCCAAATAAAAACCGAGGAGTTCCATATATTATAAGTCTACAATTATTCTCCCAAGTTTTCATTCCTTTACAATCATTTTTTATATACAAATAACTTATAATTGCAGAAGTAACCCCACCTTGAGACCAACCGGTAAAAACAACTTCATATTTCAAACCCAATTGTTTCAAAGATATTTCATAATGTATTTTTTTATATACTCTTATTGCCTGCAAATAAAATCCTAAAGGAACAACTATTTTTTCACCATCTTTTCCAATACAAATCGGAATTATCAAAAAATTAAAAATCCAATCCCACCAAGTTTTAGTTTCCTGCAATAAAACTAATATTCTTTTTTCATCGTGATTCAATACTATTTTCCAATCAGCTCCGGTTAGTTTATCATGCTGGTAATCAGTTGAATTAGCAATTAATAAAAACAAATCCTTATATTTCACAATTCATCCTCCATTATCATCTTAAAATCAGAACCCATTTTATTTTCTTTCTTTTCCAAAACTATTTGCTCACAATTCCCTGCTATATTTCTACACCAATTATTATGAACTTTACACCACTTCCATATTCTAAAATATGAAACTTCTATTCCATCTAAAATAGTAAAATTTTTTGATGGAATAGATTTTGGTTTTGTTTCATATTTTCCACAAATATTACATTTTCTTTTCATTTTTCAATCCTTAAATTCACCATAAGTAGAATTTATTTCAGTGTAAAACAAATATCCTGCAACTTTAACAATAACATCATGCTTTTGACCATCATTTACTATTCCAATAAATCTTTTCTGTTTAAAACTTAAAAAAATAGAATCATCACCAAAACCTTCAAAAGTATCTGAAGGAAAAACAAAATCATCAATTATTACGCAAGATGATTTATATCTTCCAAAATACAATGATTTATTTGAACGAATATGTAAAGTCAAAACGTTTCGTTCCTTCGTTTGAATCCAATCACAAATATATTGAAATTTTCCAGATTGAGTATAACCCATAGTTGTCTGAACATAATTTGTTTCATTAATAAATTTCCACTCATCAGCATAAAGAACAGAAATTAATAAAAAAGAAACAACTAAAAATAATTTTTTCATTTTATTTCTCCTATTCCAAAATAAAATTGAGCTTTTTCTGTTTTATCTCCAAATAATTCTTTGAAAATATCTGACATTGATTTTCCTTCATCTTCATATTTTCCGTATTTTTGATGAAGATAATCATCAAATTTAAAAATATTCAAAACCGGCCGACCAAAAAATATTTTAGTTATAGGGTCAGCTAATGTTTTAATTACAGAGTATGGAATATTAAAATCAAGTAAAAAATTTGCCATATCAGAATACGAATAATTGTCCATTTATTTCCTCTATAAACAAAAAGAAAGAAGTATAAAACCAGGCACAATAGTAAACAAATAACCAATAATTATAAGTTCAAAACTATGGTCCTGACACCAATCAAAAAAGTTAGCTTTTCTATAAACACCTTTTCTTTCAATTATTTTCATATTTCCCACCCCTTTATATTTATTATAGGATTCAATTCCTCAATTCCAATCAAAAAAACTGAGGAATATTTTTATTTTATAGTTTTAATCTGAAATTCATCTTTATTAACAAATCTAAAACCATAACCGTACGAAATTCGATGATAAATACTTTCAATATCATCAATTCGGGTATTTTTATATCCTTTTCTTTTACGAATTATCTTTAAAGCAACTAACTGACATGATTTTGATAAATAAACAACTTTTGAATCATCATAACTATTTTTCCATCTTTCCTTCTGAATTTTTGCAATAATTTCATAATCAGACTTGGATTCAACAAAAATATCATTATCACTTGAACCATACTTGCCATTACAAATTGAATAAAATTCTTTTACATAAAGAGTTTCACCATCTGAAAACCAAAAAGTTCTACCATTTACATTATATTTTTTAACCGTTAAAATCAATCGTTTTCCATTTAAACCAAAATAATCAATAGTTAACCAAATTCTATAATTAGTTTTACCATTGTCATTCGTTAAATCAATTTTCAATTCTTCACCTTGAGAACCTCTGCAAGCGTCACTGTAATTAAAAGTAAAACCATTTAAAAGATAATCACTAACTATTTCAGTCAAAACAACTGAAATTTCTTTTTTTCCGAATAACTTAATTTCCCTGCCATTAATAATTGTTTTCATAGTTTATTATCTCCTTTATGTTTATAATATAAAGTAGTTTATAAAAAATGTCAAGTGGTTTTTAATAAAAAATTAATTTTTTAATCCTAATTCTTTTCTAATTATTTTAACTTCTTTTCTTGTTAATTCTGCTCCATCATTTTTATTAAAATCAGAATAAGCATCAACCACTTCAACATCAACTCCAATTGAAGCTATCTGTAATCCAAATTTTTTTGCTTTTTTCTGCGCGTTTAATTCATTATCAAACATAATAAAAATTTTTTTGAATCTTTCTGAAATTAAAGAAATTTGTGATTGAGTAAGTTCAGTGCCCATGCTACATATAAAATCATCACCCAAACGCATTACATCAAAGGACCCTTCAACTAAAACTGCAGTTTCATTTTTACAATTATCAATATTAAAAAGACATTCCTTGATATTAATAACTGATTCCTCAATAGATAAATTTTTATAACGCGGTATTTCTTTCTTTTTTAACGTTTCATTATCAAGAATACTTCTACCTGTCCAACTAACTAGTTTTCCATCCAGATAAACAGGTATAATAATTCTATATTTCCATCTACCAGCAAGACCACCACCAACTAAATTATATTTTTTACTCAAAAACTCAGGTGAAAAATTTCTTGATATTAAGTAGTTTTCCTCTATTTCATTAAATCCATCATTTGGAAGTTCTAATTTTTTTGCTTTTGGTATCTTTTTATTAAGTGATGAAAGAACTAAATTCCTACCTGCATAGTTTTCACATAATTCATCAACATCAGAAAAAGGAATTGCTAAAACTCTGGACAAAGCAGTTTTCAAATCATGCGTACCGCAATTCCAACAAGTACAGTAATCACCATTAGGATTGAATCCTAAATGCATTGGATGTTCAGAAGTACAAAATGGACATTCTACGTTTACCCAACCTCTGTTAATTCTAGTTGAATAAGGAATTTTATAATCTGAAAATAATTTTTCAAAATTCATATTGTTTATTATAAAGATAAAAAAGCTGAGGAATTTAAATCCTCAGCTTTTTTTGTGAAACTAATTAATCAATATCAAAAATACCATTTTCAACAAATGCTCTTTTTCTATCAATACAAGTTCCACATGAACCGCAAGGTTTTTCAAGACCTTCATAACAAGACCAAGTGTGTTCAAATTCCTCGTGATTCATTCCTAAATCAATACCTGCTTTTACAACTTGTGATTTATTAAAATTCCACCAAGGAGCTTCCATTATTACTTTTCCAGCAGTACCTTCTTTTATTGCTTCAGCTTGAGCTTTAATAAATTCAGGTGAACAATCCGGATAAGCATGACCGGCTGAATCATCTGCATGCGCTCCATAATAAACTTTGTCACAATTTAACTGCAAGGCAACTGCTGAAGCATACGATAAAAACAAACCGTTTCTATATGGAACATAAGCGGTGACTGTAGGTGGTTTACCTTCTTTTTTCAAATCATTCAATTGTTCAGAATATGACTTATGAATAATTTTCATTTTTGAGTTTTTCAACAAAGCAGAACAATCAGGATTGAAATTGAATATTGCCGATAAATCAACATTATGAAGTTCAACTTTCAAATGGTCACAACTCCACTTTGCAAATTCCATTTCCTTTGAATGTTTTTGACCGTAAAATGTATTCATGGCAACTACATTTTCGGCTCCAACTTCACTTACTGCTTTATATAGTAAAACGGTTGAATCAAGACCACCAGAACACAAAACCAGGATTTTCATTTAATTCACCTTTTTTTCAAAACCAAAAATATTAAATTTATTCCGGTCCTCAAAAACATCAACGCCTTCTTTCTTTCTCAAAGAATTAGCCAATAAATGCGCGCAAGGTTCAGTAATAATTTCAACAGCATACTTCAAAACAAACTGAACTAAATACATCTGAATTGACCAACCCTGAGTAAAAAGAAAACCAAGAGTTATAAAAGTAAATGTATCAACAATTTCTGCTCCAAATGATGAAAGGAATTTTCTTCTTGCAAAACCTTTTATTCCATCACGATGTTTCATGTATTGAAAAATAATATCATTTACCCAACCGCCAAGAACTGAAGCAATAATACCTGCTATTGAAACTCTAAGCATACCGCTAATTCCCGATGTTCCAACTAACAAAGTTTTAATTGAATTATCAGTTTCAATACACCAAGGAGCCGGTTTATTAATAGTAACAACAATCATAATGCCAGCTACAAAGAAAACATTAATTAAAGCAGAAATCCAAGCAATCCAACGGCTGACTCTATATCCATAAACTTCAGAAGTTACATCTGAAAGGACATAAATCAAAGGAAAGAAAAAAACCCCCATCGGTGCGATATACGGACCAAAATAACCAAGACGACCACTTATTAAATTTGCCATAAGTGCCAAACAACCCGATGCTACAGCAATCAAAGTTACAAAAAATGAATACCTTTTCATTGGTATCCTCCTAAAGAATTTATTTAATCGGAGCTAGGTTCCGATTTTCACTTATTAATATTATAGGAATAACAAGTAATCATTTTTTAACATATGGTCATCAAACCATTTTAATCTTTTTCCTATTCCTAAATTAGATAATGGTAATTCATATATATATACTTGGTAAAATTTTTTCATAATAATTTTTTCCTGCAAGTATTATAAATTTATCATTTTTTAGTGATACTTCTTCTGATAATCTTTTTATAACTTTTCTTGACCAATCAACTCTTTCTTTGTCACTCATTTTATTTAAAGTTTGATTATATGGTTCAATAATTTCATCAGGTTTAACTAAACCATATTTGGCAGATAAAATAAAAATCCTATCTGCTTTTTCTTGTTCAGCATATTTATAACTTTTAATAAATAAAGAACTTAAATACATATCTTTTGCTTTACATTTATAAGTTCTTTTCTTTTGTACGCATGAAATTAAAAATACTTTCAAAATTATTTCCTTAAAAGGTATCACAATAACGGGCAAATCTTTCCCACTCTTTTAACGCATAAATACCAGAAAATCGTCTTGCTAACCTTTCGTTTTCTGGATTTATTTCATCAGTCGTATAGGAATTAACTTCACGACCATTAAATTTGTGCACTTTTCCAAATTGCATTGAAGATAACCAACCGGCCGTGTCAGTTGAATCAAAATCATATTTCCTAATATACTTTGCGGACCCTACTCCTAAACCATGAACTTTACAATTATTTTTATGAGCAGTTGAAATTAAAAAATTAAAAGTCTTTTCATCATCAAGCAATAAATCTTTAACCGCAATACCGCCTATACAAACCCTATCGTATTTTTTAACCAATTCAACCCAATACTTGAATCCTCTTCTTTTATGCCATACTCTTAATGGTTCAGTACCAGTTATATCTTGTAAACAATGAAGACAATCAATATAAGTTTGAATACCAAAAACTCCATCAATATCAAGTTCTATAAAACATTTAATATTTCTTTCTTTTATATACTGAGCATATTTTTTAGTATATTCTAAAGCATTAAATTTTTGCGCTTGCTTTCTTGAATTCATAACTGAAAAAGCACCAGAATCCATCATAAAACCTTTACTCATTTCCTGGTATTTTTCATCTCCAGACTTTATTTTATAAAAGGTCTGAAGTATATAATTTTTTTCAAAATCAATTATTTTTTCCAATTTTTCAACATGTTCAAAATCTATAGAATGTTCAATAACTGACGATAAAAATAATTGCATTAAATTACTCCTTGATTCAACAAAGAAAAGTAATCGTCATTTTTATCCTTAACTTCCCTTTTTGGTTTTTCAAACTCCAAATCAGTAAAATCACGGGCAGAATAAAAATCAATTATTGAACCTTCATTAAAAGCTAATTTTTTCAATAATTGTTCATCATCTGAAAACTTTTCAAGTCCGGACTTCAATACGCAATGATTAGTTGATGTTGCAATTAAAATATTTCTTTTAATCGTTTTTTCACTACTCTTGACATAAAAAATCGGAACTTCATCTATTTCATAACCTCTATATTTAAGTTCCTGAAGAGCATAATATGTGCATTCACCATCAATAATATAGTTTTTATCGTTAATTTTTCCGACCGCAATAGGAAACAAAAAACCATCATTCAAAATACTATCACATATTCTTTCAATCTCAATTTCAGAATGTTTCTTTAATTTTCCAGGATAAACATTTAATTTATCCAAAGAAAGAGTTATTCCGCTGGTACAAGCAATTTTAATTTTCTGCATAAAAAAATCCTTTTATATTATTATAGGATAAAAATTATCTTTTTAATATATATATTTCTGCATATCCAAAACATTTAAAATAATGAAGATAAAACCAATTTTTCAAAAGCGGTCCATTCCATAATAATCAAAGGTTCAGTTCCAATCGTTTGTTTTTTAAAAACTAAAAGCCAATCACGATTTTCACTTTTATTGGATTTTGCCTGTCTTATCCATTCCGGAATAGATAAAATTTCAGACGATTTACATTCAATATCAAAAGGAAAATTTCTATAAACTTTTCCTCTCAAAACAACATCAGTTCCATGCTGACCCATTTCCCTTGAATGCACTAAACAATTATCATCGGATTGCTTGAATTCTATTTTAAACATTTTAGCAATCCTTTCACAAACCCAATACTGAAGGTTTCTACCTTTTGATTTACGACTTGAAACTTTTATTACTTTTTCTGCTCTTTGAAATTTTTTAATAAGTTTTTCACATTCTTTTTCTCTTTTTGCCCTTTCATTAGTCAATTCCATATCCTGACCATAAAAACCCATTTTTAAAGAATCAATTTCATTCTGCAAACATTCTTGAATAAACTTTGATTCATCTTTTGTAAAAATCATTTCTTTCATTTTTCCATCCATTCTTTAAAAAGTTTATTTATACAAGTTGGACATAAATGAATTTCATCAGTTATAGTTTCACTAGAAGTTGAAATTGAATTATCCCTCATAATTTTTTCAGCTCTTGTGATGAACCTAACTTGAGATGCTTCATTTATTTCCGTTTTGCATTTATCACATCTAATCAAAATCATAAATACCTCTAAAAACTCACACAATCACCATCTGCATTTTTAATAGCAACTATAGCATCAACCGCTTTTTCCTTACTCATAAATTTTTGTAAATAATGAAGACAATCAGTCCTTGAAGGAAATATACCGGAAGTTTTTTCAACAAATACGGGTGTATTTCCTTCCCACCAAAAACCTAAATTTCCTCCATCATTTTTATGAGAAATTATAAACATTAGTTTACCTGCTCCGGTTGTTTTGAATAATATTTTTTCTTTCTATTTGATTTAATTGAATCTTCAAAAGCTTCCCATTTTTCAATAACTCTATTTTTCAACTCATCCTCAAGTTCATTCTGTTCAATATATTCAATAAGTTCATCACGAGTCATTGTGTCACCAAATTTTTCATTAAACTTTGATTTATAATCCTTCTTTGATTGAATAAATGCAAACATATTTTCTGCATCAGTTCCATCCAAATCAGCATATTTTGAATTTTCAAATTTTTCATATAAATCAAATTCTAATAAAAATTCCTTCAAGGATTTTTTATCAAAATCATTGTTTCCATCCCACTTAATAGCATTAGCTTTTTTATTTAGTTCACCTTTTTCAGTCCTTAAATTAAAAAGATAATCAACTGAAGTTCCAATGTCGTCAAGACCATAATCATAAAGAAAACTAAAAAAACAGTCTCTGTATGGTCTTTCAGTTTTTGATTTTGTAGTTTTTGCTTTTACCACATTTCCAACCGGTGTTTCCTTTCTCAAAATCTTTTTTAATCCGGCCAACCAAATTACTGAGTGAGCATAAAAATCCATTGCTTTACCGCCAGAACGGTTATACTTTTCAAAACTCATAGGGTCTATATTTTCTCTAATTTGAGAAATAATAATTACCAATATATTTTTCTTTTCAATTTCTGAACAAAGTTGTGGAAAAAATTCTTTTGAAAGATACCTTTGTTTACTCATAGCGTATGTGCCAGTTTTTAATTTTGCGCCCTTTCCTTCTTCAAATTGTTTCAATCTTTCATCAGCTCTTTCATCATCTTCATAGGAAGTTAAACCATCAAGAGAATCAATAACATAAATACCACATTCATTTTTTCCAAGTTCGTTAGCAAATTTCGCAATGTTACAAAAACACTCTTCAATATTTTCAGAATGAACTCTTTTCTTTTCATCCTCCGGCATAATTTCAAATCCATACATTGATTCCGTGTCAAAGCTATATCCTGATTCACAATCATCATAAACCCACTTAAATTTACTTCCATGATTATAATAGGACCAAGCAATAAACTCATTACTTAAAAAAGTTTTTCCTGCTGATTTATCACCAACAATATTTATAAATTTTCCCGCAGGAGCACCAAAAACACCTTTTTTTCCTCCAATAACCAAATCTAAAACTACACATCCAGATTGAAAATAAATGGATTTTTTTTCTTTAGATTCCATTTTAGTCCTCCCAATTTTCTCTATGTTCATTTTTACGTTGTCTGATAAGTTCTTTAATTTTTGCTGGGTCGACATAAATTACTCCTGGTCCTGAACCAAATGATTTTGCTTCACTTCTCGGGTCCTTTACTAATATATATGCTTGAGAAAGTGAAATTCCTAATTTATTATGAAGTTCATTCAAAGTTAACCAATTCTTAGGTGGTTTATTTTTTGCCTTTTCAAGCCAATCATAAAATTTATTTTTATCAAAACTTAAACTTTTATCATTATCATTTTTTTTCAAAAAACCATATTTTTTACCCGCAAAATAAAGTCCAGCTGCGGTTATTGGATAACCTTCATCCTTACATTTTTTTAAAACATCATTCAAAAACATATAAAAAAATCTCCACTTAAAAAATCTCACCTGGAAAATTTAAAAATCCAGGTGAGATTATTGTTTTAATCCTAATAAGCTTTCATACACTTAGCCCACAAATCGCAGTTGTCACAATCATCTTCAAATACATCACAATCATCAGCAAAATTATGACCAAAAGGACATTTTGTTTTATCATCTGACTTTGATTTTTTAGATGATTTTTTAACCGGTTTTTCTTCATCATCATCTTCATCAAATTCCGGTTCCAATTTTGACTTTGATTTTTTAACTGGTTTTTCTTCATCTTCATCATCATCTTCATCATCTTCATCTGACTTTGATTTTTTAGATGATTTTTTAACTGGTTTTTCTTCATCTTCATCATCATCTTCATCATCTTCATCTGACTTTGATTTTTTAGATGATTTTTTAACTGGTTTTTCTTCATCTTCATCATCTTCATCATCTTCATCTGACTTTGATTTTTTAGATGATTTTTTAACTGGTTTTTCTTCATCTTCATCTTCATCATCTTCATCTGACTTTGATTTTTTAGATGATTTTTTAACTGGTTTTTCTTCATCTTCATCTTCATCATCTGACTTTGATTTTTTAGATGATTTTTTTTCTGATTCATCTTCATCATCGTCTTGACCGTAAAGAATTTTTTCAGCTTCTTCATAAGTTGGAACTGTCAAAATTTCATCAAAGCTAATTGCGCTTTCAATCAATTCATCTGGAATATTATCATCACGTTCCTCAAATGAAAATGACTTAAATTCATTAAATTCAAGCCCGCCCTTAGAAACTTTTGAACATCTGAACTTAATTTCTTTTCCTTTTTCTTCATCGGCAAAATCAATAAATCCGCCCTCATCATCATCACGAGCTTCTTCAATAAGTTCCTGCTCAAAAAGGTAATGTGAGGTTTCAAAAATTTTTAATTTTTCCGGTTCTTTCAAATCTTGAACATTGTAAAAAACTCGCCGTGATGGTTTCAAAGTACCAGCTTCTTTTTCCTTTCCTTGTTTTCTCAACAAAACCATTTGCTCACAAATCGGACAAGCTTTTCCATAAGTTTCTTTCAAACAAACAACTGAAGCTTCTGAAGGACCAACACCACGATGAACAAAAACGTCCATCACATAATCCTTATCACCAATTTCAAATTCACCTTTTTTAACAAGAGGATGATTTTTGGTTTTTATAATATACGGAATGATGTTAATCCTATTTCTGCCTTCTTTAGGTGTAAAAAACTCTATATCATCCCGGTCAAGTGCTTTATAATTCATAACTCTAGCACGACTTCCAGATGAACCTTTGTTTTCGTAACTTGCCTGGTATCTTTTAGCAAGTCCACCGCTTTTTTTCTTGTTTACCATTATTTTACTCCTTATATTTGATAAACTTATTTATTCAAACTTCTACGCATTGCTTTTGAAGTTTGTTCATTCATATTTTTTTTAATCTCTGAACTTGAAGTTGGAGCTGAAAAATAACCGGAGTTATAAAGTTTTACCAAATTATCCAGTTCAGATTTCCGATGTTCAAAAGCTGAAACTGCTACAGAAAGTTTTCCATAAACATCCTCAGCTTTTCGTACTTTTTCCTTTGCCTTAATAACCTTTTCATCAGTTTCAAGATAAGAAGTTATCATTGCTTCAGTAACTTTTTCCTTTGAATCGGAAAGACTTTTCCTAATCGCAATATTTCGTTCAGACTTAATCAAATCAAGATTGTCCTTAGCACTTGAAACTTCAGTTTTTGCTTCAGCTTGAGCCTCAGCATACCTTGCATAAATTGATGAATGTGAAAGACATTCCTCATCCAAATGAAATTTGTTTATAGAAATATCTTTTTCAAAATCAAATTCCATTTCATCACTAAAAAGTTCTATTTTTTTCATAAAAACTCCTTTATATTATTATAGGAACAAAAAATATTATTGAAGCATATCGTCACGGTCAAGAATCGCTATTGTTAACGCAAATTTTCCATTTTTATAAGTGTCAGCTGAACTAAATGCCTGCATAGTTGCCACAATCTCATTTGTAATAGAACCTTTCAACAAACAAGAATTCATATAACCCATAACACTTTGTCTTATTCTTTCCGGTTCACTAGTATCTATTTCCTTAAGTAAAGAAAGCAGATTTTTCAAATTACTTTTTTTACATAAAGCCTGACATAATTCCAATGATTGTTTATTTTCAACATCTTCACCTGACTTTAAGACTTCCAATCTTTCTTCATCGGAATCCAAATAAAGAACTTTGGAAAGAAGTTTCAATGCCTTACGGCTTCCACCTTCAGCAATTTCACAAATCCTTTCATAAACTTCAACTCCAACTTTGATTTTTTCTGCTCTGGATGTTCTTTTTAATAAAAAAAGCATTTCATCATTATTCAAAGGTTTTACATTAATAATTGAACACCTAGACTTTAGTGGAGCAATAAGTTTTTGAGGGTCTGTAGTACAAAGAAAAAAATAACAATGAGCTGGTGTGTCTTCCAAAGCTTTTAAAAAAGCATTCTGAACAGGTGACAACCATTGATGACATTCGTCAAAAATCCAAACGAGTGAATCACCATCACTTGGATTGTATCTCATTTTTTCCATTACTTCTCTTGCTGTTTCAATTCCACGATTTTCAGCTGAATTAATTTCACGAATTGAAAGAGGACCAGCGCCTACTTCCTTTGCCATAATTCTTGCAATAGTCGTTTTACCGCAGCCGGCCGGACCAGTCATTAAAAAAACATGTGAACCATTTTCTAGTTCTTTTTTCAAACTTTTAATAGTAATTTCATTTCCAACAATATCATCCAATGACTCAGGACGATACTTTCTATACAATTCAATTTTTTCCATTTTTTCTTTTACCTCTTAATATTATTATAGGAATTACTTCAGAAATAATAATTCATCAGCATAAGGAAGTTCTTTTATCCAGTTGATAAATGATAAGGACCATTCTGTAAGTTTATGATTTTTTCTTTGTTTAACCATAGATAGAATGTTTTCATAGTTCAATGTAATAGTTCTTTTCTGCAACCAACTTTCAGGAAGCAGTCTAATAAGTTCTTTCCAATAACGAATGTCTTTTGTTTCATTGTATTTCTGTCTTAATTCTTCTAAATCCACAAGTAAACTACTCCAAATATTTTTTACTGAAATATCAACACTTATTACATTTTCAAAATCATCCATTTCAAAACATTCTTTTGTAATCGGAGTTGACGCAAGTTTATGCATTGTAGAAGTAGAATTGGCAACAGTTCCAACCTTATAGGTGTCAAATTCCTTCCACCAATAAAGTGGAGCAGTAATATCTACAGAAACAAAAATCTGTCTCAAGAATTTTCTGTGAGGCTCTCCGGCTTTAATTAGTCTTTGAGCAAGTTCCATATCGTTTTTACCGATTACATAAAAAGGTAACATTATTCTCTTTTCAAAATCAGGAGTAAACTTTAATTCACTATCTGATTTATTCCAACTTTCCAAAGGGTTTCGCATACCCCGAACAGCACCTTCAAGATTAAATACTTCAGTATTTTCAAATTTCATTAAAATAAACCCCCAATATTTCTACCAGAATTAATACCAAAATCTTCAAGTCTTTTCTTTGCTAAGTCAATATACCAAGATTTATCTAATTTTGATGTAACTTTCATTCCATTTACATTTTCATTAATTATAAAAACATGCTCTGCAGTATCCGCAAATTTTTCACCTTTATACCTAATAATTCCACCATAACCATCAGTTCCAGTTATAGTTCCGATAGGATATTTACATTTCAAAAGTTTTGTGTCATTTTTATCATTGCTCGCAAAAACCCTAAAAGTCTTATCATTCAAATAATTACCGTTATGCCAACCGTTTTTATAATTGCTTGATATTTTTACAATTTTTTGAAATTCTTTTATTTCATCACAATTTCCAATAGTTTCATCAACTGAAACTCCATTCATCATATAATTAACCAAAGCTTTATTAACAATCGGTAAATCATAATTCAAATCATCAAGTTCCTGCACATAAGCACCTTTCCGTTCAATTTTACCATTTGCAAACCTAAAAATATAATTATTAACATCTTTCTGATATATTTCCGATATTTCATCGTATTCAAGATTCATTCCTGTTCTTTTTTCCCATCGATGACAAATATGCATAACTTTATCAACTAAATCATTATCATCAACCTGAATAATTAAACCATCTGTGTTACTCTGAATTAAAATAATATAAGGTTCAAGATGTTCAATCAAATCCAAAAGCATTAACTGACCATTAACACAAATAGCATTTGCCTGCTTAGGGTCGTAAGCTGACGAATATTTATCCTTCATCATACCATAAGCACCATTCAAAACAATTTTATAAGGAGCCTGCTCCTTCTTTTTTCCTTCAGCCTTTAACTTTAATCTATAATGATAAATATCATTATATCTTTCTGGATTTTGTGAATTTCTAGTCATAAATCCAAATTTAATAATCTGTGATGGATAATAACTCGCAACATCAACGTGAAACAATCTACCTTTTATATGTAAAGGTTTATCTGAACAACCATGTAAACCACCCCATCCAAAGTGGTGAGGAATTCCACAGACTTCCAAATCAAATGACTTTTTATAATCCCTATTTTTTGAATCATTAAACCAATTTAAAGCTTCATCATATTTATTAACATGAATACAATCAACTATTTTAAAATTAAATTCATCATCATGTTCATCTTTTTCACATTCAAGAATTTTTGCAGTTAATTGAGCTTGTGTTAAACTTATTAAATCAATATTCAAATTAAAAGTTTCAATCAACTGAATTTGTGATTCATATAAATATTTATTTCTACGAAAAACTTCAATAGTTTGTTCAACATCATTTATATTATATTTAATTGTCTTTCTAATCTCTTGAAAAGTTAGTTTTCTCATTAAATTAAAATCAACCTCAGTTTCACGAATATCATTACCCATAAAACCCTCAAGAGTTTTCAAACTATTTTTCGTATAAATATCAAAATCCAAAAATCTAATTTTTTTAAATTCCTTACTTATCTGCCAGCCTTTCAATCCACGAACAATAATATCATCATTTGTCTTTTTCGGATTTATATCCAAAAGAATTGACTTCATAATAAACAAATCATAATTTCTTGAATTGTATCCAACCCATATCTGATTTTTATGCTTACGATAATAATTTTTTAATGCCTCTGAATCATTAACAATAACATTCATAGTCAATTCAACAGGATTAATTATAGTTACACACCAATC